GAAACAAAAATACAAAAAAGTATATGGCAAGGACACTTCCTCGGTGTTAATAGCTTAACTAAATAATCTAGAAAAAATAAGGTGGTGAAATAAATAAATGAGTAATGAACTTTTACAAAAAGTAATAGATACAACAAATCTCGGAACATCAGGTTCTGATCTTTCAGGTGACGGACGTACCCTCTCAGGTACTGGTTTACTTTATCCAGATCAGGCTAATCGTTTCCTTGATTACATGTGGGATGCAACGATTCTTGCTAAGGCAGCTCGTACAATCCGCATGCGTTCAAACACAACAGAGATTGATCGTGTTGCAGTAGGACAAAGAATCATGACAGTTGCACAGGAAGATAATCCTCGTGATTATGTTAACGCTGGTGGATCACAATTCGCTAATGCAGCAGCAACTTTCGCAAAGATTTCTTTGACAACTCGCAAGCTTCGTCTTGATTGGGAACTTTCATCTGAGTCTCTTGAGGATAACCTCGAAGGCCCAGACCTAGAAGATCACATTGCACGTTTGATGGCTACCCAGGCTGGTAACGACATTGAGGATGTTTTGATCAATGGTACAGGTACTGACACTGGTTTGCTCTCAGCGTTTAAGGGCTTCCGTAAGCTTGCAGTAGACAACGCTCACGTTGTTGATGCACAGGGTGTTGGACTTGATAAGGCTGTTTTCAACCTTGCAATTAAGACCCTCCCACGTAAGTACAAGCAACGCCGTAATCAGCTTCGCTTCTTCACAGGATCGAATTTGGTACAAGATTACCTATACAACCTAACAGCTAATGCTGGTTCGCTCAACCCATTCGATATCGCTTCTGGCGTTATTCGTGGTGATGTTGCAGCTAACGATGGTGGTCCAGGTACTACTACTCCGTTTGCTTTCGGTATTCCCGTTATCAACGTTCCATTGATGGATGAGACACTTGCTGGAGATTACAATTCTCCTTCAGGTCTTCATGGAGATGTCCATTTGACATTCCCGCAGAACTTCATCATTGGTATCAAGCGTGATGTAACTGTCTATCGCTTGTTCCAACCAAAGAAGGATACAATTGAGTATACCCTCTTTATACGTGTTGGTGCAGCAATGGAAAACTACGACGCACACGTTATCGTTAAGAACGTCAAGGTATCAGGTTCAGTTGCCGATGGTGCATTTGGTTCCGTATCACACGGAGCACATGTCCAAGGTGGTAACTCAACATACACATTCTAATTTTAAATTAGATGCAAGATCGGGGGAATACACGAGTATTCCCCTTGATCATTTTCTGCTATAATTATCAATGACGAGAGGAAAAATAAATGTCATTTACAGAATTAAAAATTTCAGATTTAAGAAAAGTTGCAGACTCATTCGGAGTTGATGCAAAAGAAGCTAAAACAAAGCAAGAAATAGTAGCACTTCTTGAAGAAGAAGGCGTTACATATCAGATGTATAATCAATTAAATTCTAATGAAAAAGTTGAAATAGATTTACCTAAAAAGAAAGAGGCAAAGATGCCAAAGACACAAAATTCAGTATTGGTTAAGATGGAAAGATCAAATCATTCATATCAAACTATTGGATACACATTTACAGATACACACCCATTTGTGGCTATGTCAGAATCAGACGCACAGCGTATTTTTGACACACAAGAGGGATTCCGCCTAGCAACTCCAAGAGAAGCTCAGGAGTTCTACGCATAATAGGAGGCAATTCAATTGCAAGATATAACCAAAGGTACGCAAGAAAAAATACACTTAAACGTATTTAATGATAATGTGTTGGTGCAAGCAGACCACCCACCATTGGTTACTATCTACGATGCCGATAATGATGCTAACCCAATCCCTGGGTTCACGGGGATTGCAACAGACGAAGAACCAGAAGGTATATACTCATATATGCTAACTCCTTCTTTAACAGATGTTACTCGTGTTTTAAAAATTGTATGGGCATATTCAATCAATTCTGTAGCATTTACTCAATATGATTATTACAGAGTAAGTCAAGTATATGCTACTGTAAGTGATATTATAGACTTTATGGGATTTGGATCTACTCCATATGACCTCAATTATCAAAGTCCCGAAAAAATTACATCTGCTGAAAAGCTTGCCAGAACTATTATTGATGGCTACACTGGACAATCATTTTCTACATATTATGGTTCACAAGAAGTATTTGGTACAGGTTCAGATGCTGCAGAATTAACAGAAAGAGCTTTAACTCTTGATAAAGTTTGGGAAAACGACATACTTGTAATTGATAATACTGTAGATCCTTATATCAATACATTTGGGTTTGCACTTGAAATAAGCCCAACAGGTAGAGCAATAAGAATTGTAAATGCGGGATGGGATGTAAGGTATGATAATCAAGTAGACCCATTAGTATTATATTATGGTAGATTTAGAGCAGGAACAAGATATAAGTTCCAAGGTCAAATTGGATATAAGTATGTACCAGAAGATATTAAAATTGCAGCAATGTTGCTAGTCGGAGATATTCTTGCTAATGACTTTAACTGGAGAAACAAGTATCTTAAAAAGATTGACCTTTCCGAAATTTCATTTGAAATGGCAGGGGGAGCATTTAACGGAACTGGTAATGTAACTGTAGATAATATCTTGGATCAATACCGCAACGTTAATATCATAATCATCTAATGTTAAATTCAATTATAGGTTCTATTATGAACATGTCTGCAGAAATATTTATGCAGCAGAATGCCCAAGATCCTGCATCAGGTGCTATAACCAGAGAATGGGTTTATGAAAAAACAATTCCTTGCAAGATTGAACCATTTAAAGCAAGAGGAACAAGTTCAAGAGGAGACAGTAAGACCTTCTCAGCGGGCAATAATGCACAAGCAGAATATACTGAAGGATTGCTACTTAAAATGAAATGTACAGAGCTTTTAAGTAAGCGTTGGAGAATAAACTTTATTAGATCAAGCGATGGTCAACCAGTGTTTGTTGAAATAGATAGATATGGAAATCCAGATTCTGTATTTGAAGTTGTTGCATCACATGCAGTTCTTGATCCGTTTGGAAAAGTTTCATATTATGAAGCCACATTAAAGAGAGTTCCTGTCCAAACAAATGATAAAACTATCAATTGATCAAATAAGTTTAAATAGTTTAAGTAAAGAGCTTGAATCAAAAATTGAAACATTTTCTAAGTTTACAGAAAGCTCAATAATAGATGATATTGCAAGAGCAGCTTTTGTAATATTAGGTGAAAGATTTATGAAGGCTACAGATGTTTACTCTTCTGTTTTTCCTAAAAGAATGCACCATGTATATGAGTGGAAGCAAGTTGGAAATCCAAGAGCAAGATTATTTGTACTTGAAAGATCATATATTTTAAATGGAAAACTTGAAATATCTTCAAAATTTTTAATGTCAAAAACTCCAGTTCCAGTTCCTGCTGAATTAACTGCTATTAATAAAAAGGGTAAATATGTAAGCACACGAACTATTTTTGCACAAAAAGCAGAAGTTATGGAAAGCGGAAGAGCGGTAAGTTTTGTAGCAAAAAAGACCTTGGCGTTTTTGGGCACACAAGGTATTCAATTTATAAGAGCAGGAAAAATTGTTAATATAGCAAATCCTGGAGGAGTAGCAGTAAAGAACTCTTTTGGAACTCATATGTCTGAATGGTTTGCTAAGAATTCTCAACCAATTATGGATTCTTCTGGGTTATATGAGAAAATAGTACAAGAAGCAACCAAAGTACTTAACCAAAATGGAGCGGGAATAAAGGATGTAGAAATTGTTGTAAAGCAAATAGTAGATACAATAGCAACGAATATGGTGGAGATTAAATGACTGCAGATTATAAAAAGATAGCTTTCTATGATATTAGAAACGTTTTATGGCAAGAATTACAAAACGCCAACATGTTGGATTATAACGACTATTATGCTGATGGATTTGATGAGGGTATGATTCCTATTATCCCAGCACAAGAAATTCCAGAATTTAATAATTTATTGCCAGGAAAAACATATATAATTTATGATATTGTTAAAAAGAACATAGGCGTGGGCTGGTGGATGGACGAAGAAACTGTCACCTTAAGCATTGTTTCAAGAAGTCAAAATCAGATTCAAACAATAGTCAACTTCCTAGTTGACGTATTTAGAAGATATGACAAATCGGCCAAAGAAGTTCAACTGCAAATATCCGCAAATAGTCCATTTAAGTTTCATTATTTTAAGCTTGATTCTGCAGACCCAGTTCAAGCCTTTAGTGATGAGGGCGGGTTTATGTTGGGCAATATATCAATCTCGTATGCTTTTACAAGAGATCTAGACCCAGTTACTGGAAGATACCTATAAATTTGCTTTATATCAAACTAATGCTATCCTTTTATATGAGGAAGTAAAATTGTTTTATTTTTTTTATTCTAAATAAAATAAGGTGGTGAAATAAAAAAATGGCTACAAATACAAAAAATGTTATTGTCGGAGCAGCAGATCTATTCCTTAGCGTTGGAAACAACTCTAATTCAACTGGTCGTCCAGCTACTGACGCAACAACTCTAGGATCTTTGTTTGGTGCAACTCAGTCAGCACGTACAGGTCTATTATCGTCAACTGCTTACAGCGAACTCGGATTCACATCAACAGGTCTTGAAATTTCATACGAACCAGTATATGGTGAAGTAATGGTTGATCAGCTTTTAGACGCAGCTCGTTTATTCAAGCAAACCCTTAAGGTTATGCTTAAGACAGAGCTTGTAGAAGCAACTCTTGAGAATCTTACTCTTTCATGGGGTCAGATGGATTCATACTATGTAAACGCTTCAGGAAGTGCGATTTCTAATGTAAACACATTAGCATCAGGAACTCCAGTAAATGCTGAGACAGGTGCAACCCTTAATATGGCTGCAGGTGCTCTCGGAGATGCTCCAGTAGAACGTACACTCATTGCTGTTGGAAATGCTCCATCAACAATTAAGGGTGCTGCAACTACAAAGCGTAACAAAGAGCGTGTATATGTTGCACGTCGTGTTGTTTCAATTGACACAACGGCTCACGGATTAAAGCGTGATTCAGCAACAGTATTCCCAGTAAACTTCCGTTGCTTACCAGATGATTCAAATGCTTCTTATGCAGGAGCTGAATATGGTGTAGTAATTGACCGTGTATGGGGATCTAATTAATTTAAAAAATTAGTCTACAACTTAATATTGAATTCAAGCCCTCCAAGAAATTGGGGGGTCTTGAGTTTGTTTATACTTATTTTATTGGTATAATTTAACTAACTAACAAAGGAGCTACAAATTGGCAACAACAGTATATGATATATTAGAGATATCTCTTAGAGATGGTAGTACACTAGAGCTTAAGCCATTGGCTATTAAGCAGTTAAGAAAATTCATGGAGATTGTTAATTCCATGCAAGAACAGGAAAATGAAAATCCAGATGCAGCAATGGATATTTTTATTAAAGCAGCAATGGTATGCCTAGAAACAATTAGACCAGAATTATCAACAGATAAAGATAAGTTTGAGGAATTAATTGAAGTTCCAACAATGATGAAGATTCTTGAAGTTGTTGGTGGATTAAAGCTTACAGACCCAAACCTACTAGGAGCGGCACTAGTTGGGACGGACTAGACTTACGCTCCTTAGAATCCGAAGTATTCTTGCTAGGTCATTGGAAAAATTTTGATGAACTAGAATCTAATCTCTCTTTGGAGGAATTGATGGCTTTGCTTGATGTTTCAAGAAAAAAAGATTATGATGACAAGAAGTTTATTGCAGCAATAAATGGAGTTGATCTTGAAGAGCAATCTAAAGACAACGAAGATATAGCTGATCTTAAAGGTTTTGCAGCAAGCAAAGATGGCTTTGGTGTAGATCAAGGTATCGCAGTGATGCAAATGGGGGAGGATGAGTAATGGCACAAGTTGAATTAAATATAGTTGCCCTTGGCGATTTCTCCTCCGTTAATGCACAGATAAAATCTTTGCAAGAACAAGTATTGCTTTTACAAAAGAATATGGCAGGAGTTGGAGTAAGCTCTAACTTTGCTAAAGAATTAGCAAGTGTCAACGCAGCATTCAGGCAAACAATGCTATCAACTGGTCAATTTACTGCTGCAACAGTAAAAATGACTTCAGAAACAGAAAAATTTGGTCAAGCACTTGTTACTGGTAAATTAAAACTTACTGATTATTACAATATAATTAAACAAAAGAATTCTGAAGCAGTAACTCAAATGAAAGCTCTTGCAGTAGAGCAAACAAAACTTCAAAATTCTATAGTTATGAATGATCCTTCTAAGCAAGGAATTCTTTCTGTATACACCCCAACTCAAATTAATAAAGTTGCAAATGCTACAAAGATTGCAACTCATGAAGCAAATCTTTATGCTATAGCAGTTCAAAAAGGATCTGAGCAATTAATTACTTGGGGTAAAAATACTCAGTGGGCAGGTCGTCAGTTAACTGTTGGTATGTCTGTTCCACTTATGATATTTGGACAGCAAGCAACAAAAGTATTTACTGATGTAAATAATGAATTAGTTAGATTACAAAAAGTTTATGGAACAGGTTTAGTACAACCTTCAAAGCAAGCACTTGATGCAATAAAATCACAAGTTACAGGATTAGCAAGAGAGCTTGCAAGCACTATGGGTGTTGCTGCAAAAGATACTGCAGCAATGGCAGCTGACTTAGCTGCAACTGGAAAAACTGGAAATGATTTGCTTGTAGCAACAAGAGAAGCTATGAGGCTTTCAAAATTAGGAGAGCTTGATACTCAAGCAGCAATGAAAGCAACAGTATCATTGCAAAATGTTTATAAGTTAAGCACACAACAACTTTCTGGAGCAATAGATTTTCTTAACGCAGTTGAAAACCAAACATCAACAAGCTTACAAGATTTAGTTGATGGTATTCCCCGTGTAGGACCAATTGTTCAACAACTTGGCGGTTCCTTCAAAGATACTGCTGTAATGATGGTAGCTATGAAAGAAGCAGGAGTTCCAGCAGCTCAATCTGCAAATGCAATTAAATCTGCAATTGCTTCATTAATTAATCCTACAGTAGGTGCACAAAAAGCTTTTGCTGCATTTCATATTAATTTAAAAGATATAGCAACTTCAACAGGTGGAAATCCAATAAAAATGATTATGGAGTTGCAAACTGCATTAAAAGGTTTGCAGCCTTTAGCACAAGCTCAATTAATTGAAAAGCTTTTTGGTAAATTCCAAGAAGCAAGAATCCAAGCACTTATAGCAAATTTGGGTGCTAATAATAGTCAAACAAAAACAGCTTTTGACCTTATGAATGCTAATAGTCAACAACTTGCAGCAGTAGCTGCGGGAGAAATGAAAACTGCCACAGAGTCAGTTACTGGCAAATATCAAAGATCATTACAAACTTTTAAAGCTAATTTAATTCCAGTAGGACAAGAATTAGTTAAAATAGCAACTAAGCTTTTAGATTTTGGAAATTCAGTGGGTAAAGTATTTAGTGGATTGCCAGGACCATTAAAATCTATTATGGGTGCAATTGCAATAGGTATTGCATTAGCTGGTCCAATTATTATGTTAACTGGTTTATTTGCTAACTTTGCAGGATATGTATTAAAAGGATTTTTTAATTTAAAACAGTTAGCAACAGGTGGAAAAACATTAGGTCAGCTTTTAACACCAGAATTAATTGCTGCAGAAAATGCAAGTAGGTTATTTCAATCAGGAATTGCTGGAGATGTTGAAGCAGTAAATCTTCTTTCAAAGGCTATTAAAGATTTAACATTAAGTATTGAAAGCATGGTTGGTTCAATTTCAACAGGAACAGGAATTGGTAGAGTTCTGCAAAATGTTGCAACAACAGCAAGAACTGCAGAACAAATGCCTCTTCCAGGATTTGCAACTGGAAAGATGCCAAGTGGCATTGTTCCAGGAACTGGCTCTGGAAAGGTTGATACTTTCCCAGCAATGCTTGCACCAGGTGAGCTTGTTGTTGATACAGAAACAACAAGGAAATATTGGCCACTATTAAGTCGAATAGTTACTGGAAAAGTTCCAGGATATCACGAAGGAAATTATTATGATACTAAGGGCAACTTACAGGCATTAGGTCCACACAGTCATACATCATCAAGTCAAATTGATAAAAGAAGTAAAGAAAGAATAACAGAGCAAAGCGGAAATGCTGTATATGTTGGCCCACAAGCTGGTAATGAAGGAAGCGGTTCTATACCATCAGTCTTAAGTGGCCTTGCTGGTTATATTTCTAGAATTAGTGGTTTGGGTAATAAGTTAGAGCAAGAAGTTACTCCAGCAGTTAATGCCTTAGCCAAAGAATTAGAATTTGACCCAATGAGTGCTAATTCACAAAGAGCACAAATTTCAATGATGCATTTTTCTCCAAAAAGAACTGTATTGCCAGGAGATGATCCAAGTAAAGGAACAAGAAAAGTTTGGGATTTCCCAGATATGGCAGCAGGTTCTCAAGGAGATAATCAGCTTTCAGTATACTTTGATGCAACTAAAACCACTGGTAAAAAAATACGTCCATACTTAATGGGACAAGCAGAAAAAGCAAGAGCAGCAATGATTGCTGAAATTACAGATCCAAAAACAGGAATTCTTAATGAAAACGATAGAAAAGAAGCACTTAAAGCAATAGAAGAAGGATTTGCTACAGTAACATCTGGTGGGGCAGCTATAACAAAAGAAGCAGTAGATTTAACTCATAGAGTAACTGATTTAGTTGTACAAGATATTAAAAATAAATCTGATAATTTGCCAGAGCAAATTGTTGCTCCAGAAAAATTAGATAAAAAAGGAAATATTAAATCAAAGCGTCAATTGACTGGTGCTGGCTATGATATTCTTTGGGCAAATGAAACAACAAGAAGACAGCTTTCAGGAGAACTCCCTGCTCCTAGTGATTTAACTGCAGACAAATGGATGCAAGAAGCAGATGTTTCAAGCCATCCAACTCCAGCTGCATTAAAGGGCAGAAAAGAACTTCCTTTTGTTCCATTAATGGGTGCAAATGCAAATGTTGCAGAAACTGGAGGTCAGTATAATTTCTCACAACTTACCCCAGAACAAGTTGCTGTACATCAAAAAGCACTTGATCAATTTATTGCTATTGAAGTAAAAGCGGGAAGAACGGGAACTCAAGAATTTAAAGCACTACAAGATGCATATAAGAATGCAATGCAAGAATTTGATACTCAAGCAAAAACAATAGAATCTGAGATAGAATCAATACAGCAAAGAATTTTATCTGAAGGTCCAAATATGGCTGCAAAGCAGTTAGATAAATTAAAAATTCAATTAGAAGAACAACAAAATGCACTTGCAAGTATTGGACAAGTTATGTCCAATGGATTTGCAACAGGAATACTTGGTGGAATTCCTGAAGTTGAAGCAAGTGCAAGAAGACTTGCACAATCAGCAATTATAAGTGTTGCAAGAACTCAAAAGAGTGCTTCTAAATCTAAAGTAACAGAACAATTAGGATTTGATTTTGGCGATGGATATGATTATGGAATATTGTCAACGGTTCCACAAACAATAATTGCAGGAGAAACATTAGGTAAATCAGGCATACAAGGATTAGAAGAAGGAATCGGTGCTTCAGGCGGTTCTACCATGCTGGGCAGAATAACTAGCAAAATTCCATTTATGGGCAAGATGATGCCTAAATTAGGCAATATGATGAATTTTGGTTTAGGAACTGCGTTTATGATTGGTGGTCAAATGTTGGCCAGCTCACTTCCAAAGAATAGTAATGCAGCTGGCCTAGCCTCAGCAGCAGCAACTGGAGCAGGAATGGCAGCTTTCATTCCTGGAGTAGGTCCAGTTGGAGGAGCAGCAATTGGATTAGCAATAGCTGGAATTAAAGATTTAATAAAGGCAGGGAAAGAACAAGAAGCACAATCTAAAGCAACTTGGCAATCAAGTACAGCTGCAGCAACATTTTATAACAGAGCTACTGTAGATACAGTAAATCACCTTAAAGATATTAAGTATGAAGAGACTGGTTTATTTAAACCAGTTGCAGATTTAGCTAATCAATATAAACAAGTAAATGTTCAACTTGATAAATTTATAGCTATGGTTAAATCATTACCTTCAAATGATCCATTAAGTCTTTTAATTAAAAATATTAAAGAAACATCAGATTCTAATGCTGCTGGAAAATTAGCACAAAATTTTGTAAACATACAAACAGCAATTGGTCAAATTGATTCAGCTAAAGCAAAAGACCTTGTTAATTTAATACTTACTGCAGGTGAAAAAGGAGCATTAGTAGGATCAGTAAATGTTGCTAAATCTCAAATTGATGCAGTTATTAGTACACTCAATGCATCCTCAACAGCTGGAACATTTGGAACAGTGTTGCAACAAATTACAGCAGCAGCACAAAATACAACAAGTTTAACAACATTTAAAAACATAATTAGCGGGATACAACAGTCTAGTGCAAATTCATCTGCAGGAATTGATGCATACCGTATAAGTTTAACTAAACTTTCAGATCAGACATTAGTTACAAAACTTGCTGCAATGGGATATAAATTAGCTGACATCATTAAGATAATGACGTTATTTCAATCTGGTGCAATAGTAAATGTTGCAGGTGGTCCAGCAAAAACAATCGAAGCAATTAATAAACAAATTGATGCCCAATTTGCAAAAATAAATGCAGCAACTGCTCCATTAAAAGCACAACAAACAGCAACTCAGGGTCAACTTGATAACACTAACAATCAAATAACGGCTTTAGAAAAAAAGAAAGCAATTATAGATAAAGAATTAAAAACTCAACGTGATATTGCAACAGAAATGCAAAGACAGCATGATTATACTGTTTCTCAAATTGATCTTCAAAACAAACAAAAAGATGCATTTATTCACGGCGACTATTTATCAGCAGCAACAATAGGTCAGCAAAAAGACTATGCAACAATGCAATTTAACCAACAAACAAAAGCAGTTGGATTACAAGGTCAATCTGATTTGCTTGCACAAAAAATTGCTGATCTTCAAGCCTCAGCCTCTAGTTTGTCATCTTCTATAACTACACTTGGAAATAAAATTCAAACTCTTGCAGATACAATTGCAAAAACACCTGTAAAAACAGGAGGAGATGTTATTGGTGTAGATTCTGGTAATTTAGGAATACATGCAGTATATCCAAAACCAAATGAACCTGGTTACAATCCTGCGGGAATGCCAATATATGAGGATAAATATGGAAACATAGTAGATCCAAACACTGCAGCTACAATTCCAGTAAATGCTCCAAAAGGAATAGATTCAAAAGGAACACATAATCCAGTTGAAGAAAAGGGAGTTCATAAAGCTTATAGTGGAGTTCCAACAGATCTTAAAGGAGGACCATATCCATATAAAGATAAAGCAACTGGATTAACATATCTATCGAACGGTCTAGTGCTTGATAAAAACAATAAAATAATTTCTCAATGGTATAGAGCACCAGAAGGTGATAACTCTGGAAGTACTGTTGTTGCATTTGCAGATGGTGGTCATATAAGAGGAGCTGGAACTGCAACATCTGATTCAATCCCAGCCTACCTTTCTAACGGAGAATATGTTGTTAAAGCAGATGCTGTATCTCATTATGGAACTAGTTTTTTTGATTCAGTAAATGCAAAGAAATTTAAAGATGGTGGGCCAACTACACCTAATAAATCATTAGTTCAAAAAGCCTGGGATTATATGATATTTCCTCAAATTCTAGCACTAGATAGATTAAATGCTACAGCTGCTCAATCAGATCCAATTGCTTCTACAAATAAAAAACAATATAAAGCATGGGAAATCGCAGCTAAAAATGGAAAGGGTATGTCTGTTTTTTGGCAAGAATTTTTACAAACATTATTTGATACTTCTATGCTTCTTACCCCTTCAAGCGGAGTAATGAGAAGTTTTGTGGAAAATTTTGGTGCAGCAAAAGGAATAACAGGATTAGGTTCTTTATTACCAAAAGGCTCATTACCATTTTTAGGATCAACTAGTTCAAAAATTGCAACAAATGCAGCAACTGCTGCAATAATTGGTGCAGCAAAACCATTTGTTGAATCAAAATCTAATTCTTTATTGTCAGATTTAAGACCAAAAATAAAAATAACTTCTTCGATTGACGATTTGATGAAAAAAACTGTAAAACCAGGATGGGTAGAATATAATGGTAAAAAAATTCCTACTTATACTGGCGGACCATTTGGAGAAAAAACAATAGTTTATCAAGGCGTGGGAGATGATTTTAGTGAACTTCTAAAAAGAGGAAAAGTAGATAGAGTTATTCCAACAAGTGCAAAAGGTTTATTAGAATACATAGTTTCACAAAAACCAAAAGATAAAAACCTTCAAGCAATGCTTGCTAATTTTGATGTTGGGCATACAGCAATGGGTGCACCCGAAACACAATTTTTAACAAAAATGTTAGCTGTAACTAATTTTGCTCCAAAAAAACTTGATTTAAAGGGATTAGTTTCACAATTACCAAAAGAATATTTAGATAAAATAAAAGCTAATAATCTTGATATGGGTAAAGACTGGCCTCATAAAACTGTAGACCAATTACCAGAAAATGTCATAGAAGCTTTACAAAAAATGCAATTAGAAAAAGAATTGCAACAACAAAGAATAAAGGAATTGTGGTATGGGCTTCCTAAATCTGAATTATCAACATCTCAATTAGGACTTACTAGGCAGTCAGATACACAAGGTCTTACAACATTAATTAGCTCCATGCTAGGTGATAAAGGTGCAACGGAACAAGTTAATGCAAGATTAAAAATGATTAGCCCAACTCTTGCTAAAATAGTATCTGCATATAAAAGTAATTTAACAGAAAAAGAACCAAATAACAATTTTGATTTAAGTCAATTGCCAATGATTAGATCATTTGATTTTGGAATTAAATATGATAAATATGGAAATATTGCTTCAAATGCACCTGGCTTTGAAATATTTGATAATATATTTAAACCCTATAACGGTTTAAGGGGTGGGGATGCAAGAGTAACAGAACATTGGGCTCCTTTTGATGTTGTTCAAAATAGTGTATTTCATTTAAATAGTGGAGCATGGAACACACAAAAACCAGTAGCTGTTACATCTTTAGAAAATTTAATTAAATCAAGCGACCAACCTGCGTTAGAATCGTTAATAGCTGTAGATTCATGGCGTGTACCAAATTGGTTAAAACAAAATAAAGTACTTAGAAAAAATACTTCTATTATACAACCATATACAACAAAAGAAGCATATGTTAATGCTTTAAAAGAACGTGGACTTTATAAAGAAGGTAAGCCATTAAGTCTTTTTACAGAAAATACGAATCCAAATCAAAAAGAAGTGCTTATGTTGTTAAAGAAAAAATATTCAAATTCAGATTTAAATGAAATACAAAAACTGTTTGATGAAGATAAATTTTTGCCAAAAATTAAAAGAATAGAAAAATCAGATAGAAATCTTTGGGATATGGAAAATGATATCGTATTTCAAGCTGATGAAAAATATAATAATGCTCATTATACTACTGATAGGTTAATGCAAATGTATTCAAATAGACTTGCACAAAAACAAATTGGAATTGATATGCCTTACAAAGAAGTTGTTGGAGGAAGTCAGGGAGTAGGAGAACCATACTTAGGATATATTCGCTCACAACTTGGAATCGCTAATCAAGGATTACATCAGGGGACCCCACTTGCTAATTTAGAAACAGAAGGCTTTAGCCTTAAAGGTAGTCCCTATGATTTTGCAAAAATTAGTAACCCATTTGTAACATTACTTGACGGAGGGGTTTCAACAAAAAAAGCTGCATTAAGTGCACTTTTGATGCATACTTATTTTGGAAAATTTAGTAGTGATGCTTTACGAGCAGGATGGAGTGATACAGAAAGTAAAAGAATTGAATCATTAATTTCTGGTTATGTAAGACATGTAACTGCATACAAATATGGTGAAACAAAAATACCACCAATATCTGAGGAAAAACTTACAGAAGAAATTCAAAAGATTAAAGAAGATTATAAAAATAAACTTTCTACAGGTGGTTATGTTTCTAGCAAAATACAAACTCCAAAATTACCTACATATAGTCTTCCTTCATTTGCTGTAGGAACAGATTATGTTCCACATGATATGATTGCTCAAATCCATAAAGGAGAAAGAATTGTACCTGCAAGTGAAAATAGTGGTACAATGGTAGGACATACCTTTAATATTAATATTGATGGAGCCAGATATACTGATCCAGATAAGCTTGCTAAAATAATTACTGATACTGTTATTGCAAAGCTTAATGTAAATTCTTCAAAGGTAAATGTAACAAATAGGGTGGGGAGAAACTAAAGATGACATATGCAATTCCACAAGGAATACAAGTATCTTTAACTGGACAAGATGGATCATGGTATAAACTTTCTGACCATAACCGCCAACCTATTAGCATTACATATACACTTATTGAATCAACAGATAGAATGGCTAATGGTACATTAAGAAAGTTTGTTGTTGCCCGCAAATTTGTTATATCTGCAAACTGGAAAGATTTGCCATCCATAGACTCAAATGTTGTTGACTATAGTTCAACTAATTCAAAAATTGGAAAAGCTGGTGCTTGGATTAAAGCATTTTATGAAGGTAATTATGGAAACCCAGTTTATGTAAAGTTGATTTTTGCAAATGAAGCATCACAAAAAGCGGGATTGCCAACTGGATCATATACAGACTCTCAACATGCAGAATCTTCAAATCAAGTATATACTGCATTTATGACCACATTTACTTATGATGTAACAAAGAGAAGACTAGGCCCAATAGTAAATGGCCTTCAAACTGGTTATGACTATGTTGATTTAAAGATAGAATTTACGGAGATCTAATGCTGCAAGTTGATGGAGTAAGTAATAATTTATTCTTAAATTCAAGTACCATTCAGATGGTTCCCGCAATTTCTGCTGAATGGAATCAAAATTTATTCAATCAACCATATTTAACTGTTGCGGGATTAGGAAATAAACAAACTATTACTATAGGTGCAGATTATTATGAAAGACCTGTAATTGATGATGCATCTCATCCAGTATTCAACACATATTATTTTCCTACTACAAATGGCTCGGGATCAATAGGGTACGATGTTGTTCCGCAAGGATTTCAATATGCATATAAAATAATAACCTATATGATGACAGATAGTGCAACACCTGTAATGGTAAATTCTTATGCACAAGGTGAATTAAATACTCAATATGGTTCAACGGCCATAGACATAAATTCTTTTGGATGGACAAAAGTTGAAACATACATTGGGTCAGATGGTAATACTACAATCGGTGATTTTGTTTATAAAATTCAAGTAAATAGATATAGCTCTAGTGATGTAAGTCCAAAAATATATTACACAGAACCAGAGGTATATGCAACTACATATTTTGACTATCAATATGGATCTTTATGGCCATCACAAAGCCCATTCACTTACTTCAGACCTGGGGAGTCATATGTTCAATCAGGTAATCAAAAAGCTATATTGCCTACAGGATTAAGATCTGTTAAAACAAAGATACTTAATTCACAAAGTGTTGATTCAAATGGCAATGTTACAAATCCCCCATCTTTTCCAATGACACCAGTTATAGAGAATCCACAATTTTCTGCTGTATCAGTTCCATCTCCATTTTATAAAAATGTTATGCCAAGTGATATGTCTGCATACAAATATTTTGTTTCTGATGTTTACGATACATCAATTTCTGCAATTTACATGGAACCTATAAGTTCTAATAAAATAGTTATTAAATTAAATACTATTATGACAATACCAACGGTAAACATATCAATAGATGGAAATATGATATCCGTAAACTCTAGTAATGATATAACTCCAGATTCAAATGGATTGATTGTACTTTATGCTACAAAGCATACAGATAATTCTGTAACATGGTCAAAAGATAAATGGTCTACGATGCCAAAATTTAATCTTGATGGCACACTTTCAAATTATATACAATTTAGTAAAATAACTGTTACTCAAACATTTGCTACTCCAAATAATGCTTTTTCAGATTATGCATCAAGAAGTTTTAATGCAGCAGATGATATGCAAAGAATGCACCTCATAGAAGCCTCCCCCAGATTAGAAATTGATTTGTCTGATTATGCTATGGAAGTTTCTATTAATAAATCACTTGATAGTAAAAATTCATCTGTTCCAATTTCATCAATTAATACAGATGACGCTTCAATAACATTATCTGCTATTCCAATATTATTATCAGATGGCTTGGTTCCGTTATTTTCTAGCCAAAGTAATCTTTCAATAAACGTTCTTTCGTCAATGCTTAGAAAAAATATTAAATTTTATGTTAACTTTAACTTGTTAGCCAATTTTGACCCAGCTAATGGAACTTTAACAAATGTAAATAAATATATTCCAGGTGGGGTTTACTATTCTGATGTTTGGGATGAAACAGATGTAAAGACTGTAAAGATACAATGTTATGATGCAACAAGGTATCTTCAAACAATGCCCGTGCCAGATTATGTTGCTAATCTTAAAAGCGTTTTTGACATCATTACAAACATATTAGATTTGGCGGGATATACGGATTATGACTATGACTCTCTTTATAAAGTTTGTAAAAATGCATCAAGCCCTATGGATCTAGCATACTATTATTGCAATAGTAAAGATACAACAATATATGATGCCCTTGCTCAAATATTTTTAGCTAATCAAATAGGTGCATATATTGATGAATATAATATAATGAGATTTTTAAGTCTTTCTCAAATTTTATCTAATAAAACATCTCAATTAACACTTGATGATGCACAAATTATTGAAGGTGGATATCAGATTTCTAACAAAGCTAAACCAGGAAAGATATCTGTTAGATACCAATCTCCTAAAATTAAACAATCTCCAGCTATACAAAATGCATATAGTTTTGCAGCAAAAGTAGATGGATCTTTTATTTACACAACAGCAAATGACGTTGTTTGGACACAGCAAAATATTGATTCAGTTGGATTTAATCATTTAAGTGAAAGTTTTTCAAAAGAAAAAAACCGATATAAAATTAATATAAATGATTTATTAAACATTTTTCATACATTTTCTTTAAGTAATGATGGTTATGCTTCAATAGAAAATGAAATAGTTTCTTTTCTTTATAAAGAATATACAATTTCTGATAATCATGGAAGTACTCCAGTAACAGTGTCTGTTAAAAATGATCTTGAACTTCAATCAGAAATAAATAGATACGTTAAGCAAAATGAAAGCGGATTGGCATTATCACTTATAGATAATGAAGGTAATCCAGTTTTGCCAAATGCAAATGTTACTGTCACTCCTACTGGCTATATTACAAACGTTCAAAGAGGATTGTTTGGAACACCTTGCGTAGATCATAATATAATAACAAGTTTAACTCAAAAGGGATTAAAGGAAGCAACTTTAAGTTCTGTTTTTGCTCTTACTGCTAATGCAAATGGAACAAATACAAAGGTTGTTACTAATAAAGTTAATGATGTCAAATTAAATTCAAATGTACCACAGGTAAGCGAGATACAGATTGCAGCAAAAGCAAATAAAAAAACAATAATTTATCCAAATGAAAAAGATCAAGGATATAAAACTTATTCAGCTAAATTTGACATGCATGATTATGAAGTACCTTCAGTTGGCTCTGCAGGAATATTCTTTAATGCTCAAGCTGATAGCAATTCTTTTGAAAATTCTTATTTTGTAGAACTTGTTAAATTTGGACAAAGCGTAACTTCTCCAACATATAAATTCCTTTTAGTTATTTCTCAAGTTGTCGGCGGTGTTTCAAAAGTTATTGCTTTTAGTGATGTAACAAGTATTGCTTATTCAGTTATTGCAAGTTTTGAAAAAATACTTTATCAGGCCCCAAATACATCAAGCACAGTAACTCAACAAAGTGTAGATAAATTAGTTTTTGATAAAAATAATAACCGCATGATGGATCAATTAGATATGTTGCTAGTCTATGGAATATCTAAGGGAATGTATGTACAAGGGCATGGTATTGCTGAAAATACAAAAGTATCTTCAATATCTGGAAATAGAATTACTTTAGATAAATTAGTTTCTTCAAGCACAAAGGTTGATGATATACTTACTTTTTCACCATATACATATCAAACAACATCTGATCAAACATTTAATTTAAAAATAAATCACTACTACAGTGATCCAACTACTAAAAATAATGGTGAAGATGACGGAGAATTAATTGAAGTTTTCATTAACAATATTGAAATTCTTGGATGGCAAGTTCCAAGCGTTGTAGATGCAGCATCTCGATACGAATTATACTATGGCTGGAAATCAACTGGTCGCAATAAAATTACAGGTTTAAGAAAAAAAGTTGTTATAAAACCAAATTCAGCACTTGATACATCTTCAACTAATTTTGGATTCTTTATGTCCACCTCACCAACTCCAGTAGCAACTACTGTAGTCGCATATAATAATTCCTTTTTAGAATCAACTCAGCATCCAATATTCACATACCCATCAAGTACAGATAAAATAGTAGGAAACCTTAGAGAGATATATGCTTCAGAAAAATTGTTAAATGAAAGAAGTGTAAATTATTGGTTCCAAGATCGTGAATTTTTAAATGGTCTTGTGCAAGGACAAAATATTTTTTCAAAGTATAAAACGTATATGATGCAGACTAATCCAGAAGTTTTAGGAATTAATTATTATGATGTTCAGTATACAACACCTGCTGCAGTTTCAGTTGATGTTTTACCTGTTGAGTACCTTTGGTATTATTTTCCAGGAAACGAAACTCAAGATCAAAAATTTTATCAGACCCAGCTAGTAGATGAATATTCACTTGCATACTCTACTCCAATCAACACAGGGTTTAGGGCAAAAATGGCAATTGCAAATAATTCATCTCACATGGTTTATTTAAAGAAAGATTCCGATTCTTTAAATCAATTTACAATTAATCTCAACTTATGGACTCACGAAATTGTTGCACAATCAGATCCACAAATTATTGAAAAAATTATTGATCAATCAAACATAGCAGAAGTTATTCAGCTTGATTCACAATGGATACAGTCAAAAGATGCTGCAAATAAACTTCTTGCAACTGTAGAAAAAGGAATAGAAGGTTTTTCAAAAGATACTTCAATTCAAATATTTGGAAACCCCTTGGTGCAAGTTGGAGATGTTTTGACATTGACGTACAAATTGGCGGGATTAAAGCAGCAAAAGTACATAGTACACTCAGTATCTCAAACTTTTAATCAAGGCTTAAAAACCACATTAGTACTAAATATGCTAGACAAAGGCATAACATACTAAAAGTACAAATAATGGTATAATCTTTATATAAACAAAAGGGGAAAATCATGGCTTATATTAAAATATCAGATCCATCAATTATAGATCTTGCAGCATGGCAGCAAGTAATTAATGTGGTCAACCAACATAGTGATAGTATTCTTGCTATAACCAACAATTTTGGTTCAGCAGGAGCAGCAGATTATACACTTCCAGATGTCCCGCACCTTTACGACCTAGGCTCAAATAGCATCATATTTGGAAGGGCAACAGTAAAAGTAACAGCAGATAACCTTTCATCTGGTGCTTATACTGGAACAGTAACCTTTGCAAATACTACATATGGAATTAACTCTTTTTCAAATACACCAGTTGTTACTGCAACAATTCAAAATCCTTCAGATACAGCAAATGATGACTTAGTTGTTTCTGTTTATGGCGTTCAAGCAACACAATTTTCTTATAAAGTATATAGAACTCGTCAAGGATTAGCAACATTAAATGGCACTAAAAATGGAGTAACAAATGTAGTTTCTCCAAGTGCTCCAACAGGAACTTTTTATATAAATTGGACAGCAATAGGCCCTAAGTAAACTGGAGGAGTGTAATGGTAAAAAGAAATTCTCAATATACATCTGAATACCAATCACCAAACTCTGTAGGTAAAAGACAGACCGTACCTATAGATGCTAATGATCCACGTCTTCGTTGGGATAAAATAGGTCAAACAAAAGCTAGACTAGGTGCAGAATTAGATATAGTTGATTTTTCTGGAAAAGCTTTGACTGCTTCACTTACTGGATTGAGCATAACAAATTTAGTAGTTCAAGAACAAGTTGCAAATTTAAATGTCTCAAGCTCAACAAGTTCTATTGCAGATAAGTTAACATCCTCATCAATATATCCATCGGATATTTCAAATCTTGCAGCATCCTGGGTGGGAACAACTTTACGCATAACTTGGAATTTTGACACAACACTGCTTGAAAATAAATATTTCACTAATTTTTCAATTAAATTTACTATATCTGGAATAGATTATATTATAAAGAGTTTTGTTGTAAATACGACTGGCACATCTCAATCTTATGATTTTACTTTAACTGCAAATGAATCTATGTTTGGTTTTTTTCAAACATCTTTTGATTTAGTTTCTGTAGCTCCAGAAGATTCATTTAATAATATTGGTAATTATGCAAGTATTGTTCCGCCAGTCTATAAAAATTCTTTACCTGCACCAATAATTACTGTAACATCAATGAATGAAGGATATACTGTTGCATGGACACCAATAACAGATATAACATTAAATTATATATCTATAGAAGAATATATATCAGCAGATAATGTAAATATACCTACGGGAAATTATAAGCAAGTATATTTGGATAGCGTTAATCCAGCGGTTGTTTTAACATCTACAACAGAAGGTAGATGGGTAAAAGCTAGGTTTACAGATAAAGCGGGAACTTATGGAGAATACTGTACTGCTGTTTATATAACACCAACTGCAACTGTTGCAGTAAATACAACTCCTCCAAATGCTGTAACTTACGTATCAGCAGTATGGAGCGGTAACGATATTGTTATTTCATATACCCTTCCATCAACTTTAGCAGGATCATACTTTCAAGTAACATTAACTCCGTTTACTGGAATAAATGGATATTTCTATGTATACCCAGATGGAACATCTAACTTAAATCAGACAACAATAATTAGAAAAGCAGATATATTTGCACAATTTGGAAGATACTATTCATCATTTTCATCTGCTCTATTTACAAGCTTCTCTAGTATTGGAATTAAAGATCCTAATGGAGTAGCATTTTCTGTTGATCAAAGAACAAATCCATTTGTTATAAATGGAGTGAGGTTAGTTCCAACTTTTACACTTACTGGAATTGTTAACGGATATTCTGCAACATTTAATTTGCCATCATATGCTACTTACGCAGAGGTTTATCAAAAATATACAAGTTGGTCTGGTATTACCGTACCTAATGATGCATTTACTGGAACATATTCTTCAGGAGGATCCAGCGGTACAGCAACAATTACTTTAACAAACATTAAAGATAATGATGGTGTTGCACTGTCACCAATTCCAACAGGATATATTATAACTGGAACGGGAATTCCAAACAATACCTACATTGCATCTGTAAGTGGAAATACTATAACATTAAGCAATAATCTAACTACACAAGCATCAGGCACATATTCTGCACAAGGACTAGTATATTCTGGGATTGGACCAGCCAACATACCTTCAACTTTATATCAAAATACTTATATAATTGTTAGATACTATGATGATTTTGATAATTCTTCAGCAATTTCTGCAGAACAAATTGTTATACCATATCAGCCTACAACAGTAGATGTTGTTGGTCCCCCAAATGTTTTAAGTACTGGATTATCAACTACAAGCGGTATTGATTTAAGTGGCACATTAGGTTTTAATGGATATATAAATCTTTCATGGGCTGCAGTTACAGATTCACAATTGCGTGGATATAGAATTAGATTTACAACAGATGCCGTAAGTCCAGTTTATTCTTATGTTGATTATCCAATTGATCAATCAAATCCGCCAACAGGAACTCTATCTTATAAGTTGACGGGACTTGCGGTAGGTGCTACATATAAAATAGCTGTAGCAACATATGATCAATATAACAATTTATCTACAGGATTTACATCTTTTACAGATGCAACAATTACTGGATCTCCCGCCATAAGCAATTATATATCAGCTGGTAATTTTCAATTTGGACAAGGCGTAGATCCAGACAATGCAACTGGAATAACTGGAACAAAGCGTGGACTATATTTTAATAGTAGTAATTATTGGTTTTTAAATTCATCCAATAGTGCAAGACTTAAAGTTGGTGGTAGCACATCTAATTATCTTTTATGGGATGGATCAAATTTTACTATTGATGGAAACATATCTGCAAGAGGTGGATCATTCCAAGGTAACGTTGCATTAACTGCATCAGGAGCATCTATTTATAGTGGAGATGTTACAACAAGTGCTGGTAATTTAACTGGCGATGGATTTATATTAAATAGTGGCGGTTTGTTAATAAGAAAAGGCACTAACCAAGTTTCATTAGACACAACAACTGGTGGAATAAATGCTAACTATGGTTCCATAGCTGGATGGGATATAACTTCTGCAAAGATTGAAAAGTTAGCATCAACAAAATATGCTGGCCTTTCTCCAAGTGGGACATATGCTTTTTGGGCGGGAAGTACAGTATCTGGTGGAGATACAACTCAATTTGCAGTAGATCGCACAGGTAAGGTATATGCAACATCTATGCAAATATCTGGTGGTGCTTTAGATATAGGTGCAACATCTTCAAATCTAACATCGGGTTTTCACGTAACAGCTGCAGGTAAAATGTATGCAGATGGTGCACAAATTACAGGTACACTATCTGTAACTGGAGATTCAACATTTAAATCAAATATTCAGTTATGGACAGATAATACAACTTACGGATCTATATATGGCGGTGCATCACCAACATCTGGTGTAAGAACTGTAATGAATTATAAAGGTTTTGCAGCATACTCATCAAATGCAGCTGTAACAGAAATACTTACAACTCCAATAACAGATACTCAAACAACTCCAGGTGGCAATACAATTTCAATGCCATCAGATTATGTTGGAATTAATTTCTTTACCAAGGGTGCGATAATTGGTGGATGGATTGTAAATGATGGAGTAATTACTTCTGATAAAAGCAAACAGATTACATTAACATCGGGCACAAATGCTGGAATAGTAATGTCTGGAATAGTTGGTGTTAACACTAATTATACTGTAGGCATGAGTGTTCCTTCTGCAGCAGGAGATAAAGTATTTTGGGCGGGAGCTTCAAAATCTGCTGCTAATTTTTATGTAGACACAACTGGAACAATGAATGCTACAGGGGCAGTAATATCATCTAAGGGAAGCCTAACAACTGGAAACTCATATGTAAAAATAGATGGTGCTGCAGATAATCTTACGATATATGGACTTGCTACAAACCATCCAGGAGCATCTCAAACATTTACTGCAACAATTACAGGTGGAGCAATTCAATCTGCTTATAGTGCAACGGTAGCGGATGTAATAACAAAAACAACAACAACATTAAATTCTGGAAATATTTCAACTGATGGATTTATGTCAATTGTTGCATCAAAAGGTTTTCAAGTATTTGATGGTGGAACAACAACTGCTAATACTGCACCAATGATTTCTATAACTCCAGCAGGAAGTTATACAACTTTTAAAGAAACTCGTGATGGTGTTTTAAATACTTATAATGGCTCAGCTTTTGTTTCAAATGCTTCTGTTTCATTTTTAAATTCAGGTTCTGTTATATTAGGAAGCGGATCAGGCTTATCTGGCGGTACTTCAGATGGAAATACATCTTATGTTTATGTAAATGGATATGCAAGAGTTAGAAACTCAACTCCAGTAGGTACAGGTACAGGTTCATATATAAGAAATACTTATATATCGTCAGTCCCGCCATCTCCAACTGGCGGTGGCGGTTTTGTGGGGGATCTATGGGTATCAACAACATAGAAAGGAATCTGCATAATGCCATTATGGGTAAATACTAGTTCAGGTTGGCAAAAAGCTAAAACGCTTTCAGTAAAAAACGGTAGTACTTGGACTAAAATAAAAACTGCATATGTAAAGGTATCGGGCGGAAGCGGTGGTTGGAAAAGATTTTTTCCAACTACAGGTCCATATGCAGAAAATTATCCTACATTAACTTCAGATTCAGCAGGCAATAATTTTCCAGTATATGTCTATATAGGCACAATGCCAAATCCTAGTGCTCCAGCGGGATCAGGAAATGTATATGTTCAAAATAAATTATACGGACATATTGGCGATTGGAATACAAACGGATATACAATTAGCAATTTTGATTATATAATAAATGGATTTCCAGACGGGACTACAGATTTATCGGGGGTGCAATTATATACTTCAACATCATCTTTATCTGTTTCAAATAGTACAAACATAGACTATCCTTATGACAAAACATCAACAACTGTTCCTATAATACTGTTAGATACAACTTATGATGGACAATGGACTGCTATTACAGTAACTGCAAATACAACATCAAAAGATTCAAATGGTGCATACATATATGGAACAGATTCAAGCGATGGCGGAAGTACTGGAAGAATATTAACAGTCAAACATCAACCAGTAAATACATCAGCTTCAATAAGTGCATCATCATATGGTTCAGGATCAACACTCACCATGACATCTTATTGGCAAACAGCAGATGGCTACTCCATAGATTCAAATAGAACAACATATGCTTGGTATAAAGCATCTTCAAATTCATATACAACACTTGCACAGTTGCAATCAAGTGCCACTCAGTTAAGTGGATCATCCAGCACTTATTTAGTTCAATCATCAGATATAGGATCTTATGTTTATGGAGTTGTAACTTGCTATAATGGTGGTTCTGATTATTTTAATAATGGAGTTGGAGTTTCAGTTGTTGCAGTAACATCGCAAAAAATATCTGCGGGAGTTACACAATTAACTACTCCAACATTAACTGCTCAAACTGCAGCGGGAGTTACAAAAACAACTAATATTACAGCAGGAGATAAATTTGTATTTACTAAAGGTACATATTCAAACTATTCATCCGTTACACCTTGGTTACAATGGGGTTCAACACTTGCAAGTGCATCGGGCACACAAAGTCAATATGTAGGTTATGATCCAAATAGTCCACATACAATCTCTACATCAGAATCATCAAATCAATATTATTTTATAGTAAGAGATATTGTAATTGGTAATGATGGAAATCTTTATAATTTTTTTGGTAATTCGTATCAAGTAGTTCAACCATCAACTCCAGTTCCAACATTTTTTAATAATTCAAGCACAAAAGCTGGATTTAAAGGCTCAATAAATAATTACACAGGAGCTGAAAATTATACTTATTCTTTAATTAGCACAACATCAACATCAACCCCAGTATTTACATGGGACTTACAATATGCTGCGGGGGGATATTACTCATTTATTGTTTCAAATATGAGTCCTGGAAGTACTGCAACCTACAGAATAACAGCAACTAAAACTGGATATTCACCATCTTATGCAGATACTACAGGTGCTGCAGCAACTGCACCAGATCCATTTACTTACAGCGTAGAAGATAAATCAGTTATTCCAGATGCACCAGTTAATGTTCAAATTATTGATAATCAAGACAATACATTTAAAGTGACATGGAGCCCACAACCTTTGTCAACAAATATTAGTGGCTACTCAGTGTATTATTCTGGAGTAAAAACTGGAGTATCTGCAACTTACTCATTTAGTGGAACAGTATATCCCACAGGAGGCGGTCCAACCAATACTCCACCAATTGCATTTACTTCAAGCGGTGGTGAAGATGCTCGAGTTAGATCTTTAGGACTATCACAACAATCCGTAAATGTTAATGTTTCAACAACAAATAATGCTTCTTTTTGGACAATTAAATATGATATAACAGGAAGCGGTGCTGGAACTGGAACTGGTTTTACAGCAACTGCACTTTCTATGCCATATAACATACCGCTATATTCAGGAAATACTATCAGTATTACATCGGTGCAAGCATCAAATAATTATTATGATACTGTAGGAACAGCAGGAGCTTCAACATCTTTTACAATGGTTCTTCCATCTAATGAAACATATGCCAATACAACACAGCTGACTCTTAGCCCACCACCACCGATCAACACTGGATCACCATCTGCAACAGTTAATCCAATTCTTGTGTTCCAGTCAGGAACTGGAACGTCTGGACAATCAACAATATCAGTTTCAAGTTCAACAGGAATAGCAGTCGGTCAAAGTGTAACAGGTACAGGCATAGGTTCTGGTGCAAGTGTAACAAATGTAACTGGTAATACAATAACTCTTTCTTCAGCTAATTCAAGTACTGTAAGCGGCACTTTGACGTTTAGATATTCACCATCTGTTGTGTACCTTGGAAAATCAGCTACAACAACAGACGGAACTTGGACGGGAAGTGCAAGTATTGGATACCAATGGAGATCTGCTTCCTACGGTGGTTTTTATAATGCAAGCAATTCACCAAGTACAAATTCTACATATACCGTTGCTGCTGGTGATGTTTATAATTTAAATGGAACTTTATATTGTAACGTATCTGCATATGCCCTAGCAAATCAAAAAGGCAATAAAACAACTGTTGCTTCAAACAGTATTTCAACACAAATTTCCGATACACCTACATTTAGTCAAACTGGAACCACTTGGACATTTACTAATTTATCTAACAATATCTCTTCTTACTCTTGGTGTGTGGCTTCGACAGCAAACACATCTGCAATAACATATGGATTTTTAAATGGGTCAGGCTCATCAAGTAATACCTGGTCAGCATCTGGAGCTACAATTTATAGTCAAGGAACAGGAAATACAATTAGCGTAGGCACAGCAGGAAGATATATTCACGTTATTGGCCTGGTTCAAGATCCATTAAATTCAACATATTATGCATCTTCAAGAGCAGTATCTGCTCCTACTACAATTTTGACCCCACCTGTTGTACCGCCTGTGGTTCCTCCTGTTGTACCGCCTGTGGTTCCTCCTGTTGTACCACCTGTAAGCCCACCTGTTTCAACTTCTGCACCACATGATGGATCTGTATCTATTACTGGTACAAGACAAGTTGGTTCACAACTTACAGCGGTTGTAACAAACGCATCTGGAAATCCAACTCCAACATATACAATTGTGTGGAGTACTTCAGGACAAGGACAAGTAGGAACTGGATCAACCTATACATTAACTTCAGATGAACAAAGTAGTGCAGGCATAAACGCTATTGTAACATTTACAAATGGAATTTCTCCAAATCAAGTGGTTACTGTAAACTCGGGTTCAATTGCTGCTGCAACTACCCCACCTGTTGTTCCACCTGTTATACCACCACCTGTTGTTCCACCTGTTGTTCCACCTGTAATCCCACCACCTGTAGTTCCTCCTGTTGTACCACCTGTGGTTCCACCTGTTGTACCACCTGTAAGCCCACCTGCAGGTTGCTCAGGACCTTGTTCAGTTGCATATGCATGTGGATCAGGTACATGCGGTGCCCTAGGAGGATGTAATGCTTGTGGAGGACCTTGTTACAGAGATGGAACTTATAATTCATCATGTGGTTGTGTTGTAGCAGGAACTGCTTATTGTTAATATTGACGATATTTATACGATATGATATTATAAAAAAGGAGAAAATAAATATGGCTAATTTTGCTTTTGTAGTAGAAAATGATGTATTTCATGTTGCGTATATGGATGAAAAAAACCATCCAACTGCTGAAAGGTGGGCAGCAGGACTAAGATCTAATCCTACTTTTGTTAATGTAGATGAATATCAATTTGTAGGCGTAGGATGGAAATTTAAGAATAAAAAATTTTATGATCAAGAAGATATAGAGTACACTGAAAAATATGATAAACAAATTAAAGATTCATCAAATAAAAGCTTAGTTTTTGTTGGTATTGTAGGAGAAGAAATTTTTGGAAGAATGAGTTTTCCGTCACCAGATTTTAGCGATGAATTTTTAGAAATGATAAATATTGCAATGAATTCAAATGTTAAAATAATTGAGTATCCTGATAAAGATATAGTTAAAATAGGCTATAAGTGGAATGGAGAAAACTTTTATGAATAAAATTTTAAAATATGATATAATAAGAAAGGAGGAAACATGTCAATAGAACTTACAAATGATGAAAAAATTCAGGTAATTGAACAGCACTTGAGAAATCTTATTTATAGCGAATATAATATTGGTTTGAGTATTAAAGAAAATCAATCTGTGGCAATGCCTGATCAATCTAGCATTGATTCCTTAAATTTACAGCTTGCTGATCTTTCTGCTAAAAAAGCAGCACTAGAATCAGAACTATCTAAGTTTCAATCATAATAGAAAAGAGATATAATGGAAAAAGCGGAATTAATTATCACCGCACTACAACAACGTATTGGCGAGATGTCTGCATCTTATGAGTTAGAAAAAGCTATTTTAAGAGCTGAGTATACTGAGTTGCAAAATAAATATGATGAACTAAATAAAAATCAACAAGATAAACAGAAAGCAATAGATGAATATTCTCAAAGCCTTTCAGAAAAAGCAACAGCCACAAATAACTAAATCTTTTACACCAATAGTGCCAAGTGGATTAATAGCCTTAACAGAAAAAGGCTATTTCTATATTAAAGGTAAGAAAAGATTTAAGTTTGTTTCTGAAAGAGCTATGTCCACATGGAACTTGCCAATTATAAATACAACAGAACAAAAGTTGGCGGGAATTACTGTTATGGGTACATTAGGATTAAGAGACGGATCTCTAGTAAAAGATATCTCAGATAGTAAGATCTATTTAATTAGTGATAATAAAAAAAGACATATTATTAATCCTGATGTGCTTCTTTGGATAAATTCTAGTATAATAGAAGTATCCCAAAAGGATATTCTTGTTCACGAAGATGGAGATCCATTAGATGAATAAAAGGGTTTTTTATATCTTGTAATGTACAAACCAGCAATGGATTGGAAAAAACGGGATAGAAAAATAAGTCGTGAAGGTTACGTCTTAATTAAAGTTCCAGAACATCCAAAAGCATTTATGGGTTGGTATTATGAGCATAGACTTATAATAGAAAAAGAAATAGGTAGAATTATTGATGGATGGGAAACCATACATCATATAAATGAAGATAAGCAAGATAATAGATTAATTAATCTATTTTTATGTTCAAGATTAGAGCATAATAAAGCACACGCTGCTTGACAGAATATAAAAATATACGCTACAATGAACTAGACCTAGATAAAGGATTATATGACTACTGATTTAAAATGGATAATGGTATCGGATATTCACTTCCCCCGACACGATCCAAGAAAAGTAGAACTATTCATGAAGGTAATGAAGTGGTTCAAGCCAGATGCAGTTGATCTGCTTGGCGACATTGATGATGCAGATTCAACTTCACGTTGGTCAGCAGACTATCCTGCAGAGTTCACCATACCAGTTAGCGATGGTGGAGTTACAGGCACAAGAGATTTTCTTGCAGATGTTAGAAACATTGCAGGGTCGGAAGCAGAAATTCACTTCCACGATGGTAATCATGGCTGGACAAGACATGGTGATTACCTAGCAAAAAAAGCTCCAGCATTCCTAGAATTCATTACTCCTGATTCACTCTATGAATATAAAAAGCATGGCATTAACTGGCATGAATATGATCAGCCACCTGTTAAACGCTATGGTGATATGTATGGTCATCATGGTGAGTCCATTTCCAAACACTCTGGAGAATCAGTACGTAATGATGTCAACAACTGGGGAGTATCTCTAGTTCGTGGGCATTCGCATCGCATGGGTGCATATTATCAAACATACAATATCACGGGGCAAGAGTTACGTGGATATGAAATAGGACACTTATGCGATGAATCAAAAATGGATTATTCCATTCAAAAGAATTGGCAGGCAGGATTTGCAGTGGCACACGTTGTCAATGATTATCCACATATGCAGCTAATACAAATAACGCAGGATTACACCTGTGTGGTAGACGGTAAAATTTTTACCGCATAAATAATAGGAGAAAAAAAATGAAGATTAACCAAGCGTTAATTGAGTCATATGTTCGTAACTTGCTCGGTCAAGTTATTGCAGCAGCAACAATCGTGTCTACAACAAGCCACGTTTCTATCCCAAACTTTGGATCACACCAGTGGTCTTTGGTTGCAAACTCCCTTTGGGGTTCACTAGTACCAGTAATCTTGCGTTATGTTAACAAGAAGGATCCAGCATTCGGTCTTGTAGCAGAGCAGGCAACTGATGCAGTCACAGCTAAGTTAGGTAAGACTAAGTAACTCTTAGTTTTATAACTTAATATGATGATTTGTAAAAGATGCAATGGACGAGTATTCGTTGATAGGGTTTATTCCCAGAACCTTCGGGTCGAATTGTTCTGCATCATGTGTGGGAAAAGATGGATGATCAAAAAGGATACGAGTAGGTTTGCACAATGGGTCGCAAAACAAGAAGCAAAAGTTCTACACGCTTACGGTATTTTTACCTAAACGGTAAACTGCATAAAGTTTTGCGTCGTTCACGGGCAGAAGACTTAATGGTAGCCTGGGATTATCAGATGGGTAAGCGTGTTGCTTATAACTTAACTGACGTTGAGAAAAATAAACAACATGCTTATCCCATATCTGAAGTAGTTAAAATTATTGGAAGACACGAAGATACGATCAAGCAGCATTTATATAAAGGCAATATAAAAACTCCACAACAATGTTATTCTCTTAATGGAAATAAAACTCCAGGAAAATACTATTGGAGTGAAGACGATGTAAGAGAACTGCATGAGTTTTTTAAAACTGTTCACAGGGGTAGGCCAAGAAAAGATGGCGAAACAACTCCAGGCAATATGCCAAGTAGAGCAGAGATAGAAGCTATAATGAAACAAGAAAACATTTTATACATTAAAAATGACGATGGGGCATTTGTCCCAGTTTGGAAGCAACCAGAATGGTAGATAAGTTAAATAAAGAAGCAAAACACGTACTGGATCAATCATTACAAGTTTTAGAATATGCTATGGATATGGCTGTACAAAAAGACGATCTAGATGCTATGATAGGTATATCGGATAGACTTATGATGCTATATCAGCACTTAGCAGATAAAAACGCTAAAAAGTTTAAGCCAGGATTTTCATTAAAAGAAAAGGAAGTTGAATCCTCAGATGAGTCAGACTAATGTTAGGGTAGAGTTACAGTTTACAAAAAACTTGGGCAACTATGAAAGTTTAAAGATTGCAATTGGCATTGAAGATTTTAAGCGGGAACATGAAACAATTGACGAAGCCACAAACAGAGTGTATACTTTTGTTGAGAATAAAGTAATTGAAAAAGTCAATGAAGTTACAGAAGAGTTAAAGGGTGCAAACAAGAAATGACAAAAGATGAAGCAAAGCTGGCTTACGGACTAGTTTCGCTTTATTGTACTCTTTACAAGGAAACGTACAAGAAGCCTATTGTGATAAATAAATATCGTGAGAAGTGGGCTATGCAAGATGTAATTGATAGTGTTGGTTATGATAGAGCAAAGTTTTTACTTGAGTATTACTTTAAAACACAAAGGTCTGGGCATCCGCTAACTTGGTTTTTTTATAACTTTGAAAAGTTAGATTTTTCATTACAGCAAGAAGAAGAAGATAAAACACGCAGAGAATTAATTAGAGCAAGAACCAAATCTATGGTTACAGAAAGAGACAATGAACACTGAATCAGCTTTAATCACAGCAGTCTGTAAGAACAAAGATATTTCTACAGTCATGGCTGGTAACTTAGATGAGATTTTTACTTCACACAGAGATGTGTGGGAGGGTCTTAAGTCCTACTATCTTAAGTTTAAAGCAGTGCCAGATGTATCAGTACTTCAAGAAAAGTTTAAGGATTTTGAACCCGAAGGTGTTAAAGGTGAAACTGCATACTACCTAGATAACCTTAAGAATGAATATCTTTCAAGCAGAGTTAGAGATATCTTATTGGGTGCAGGAATAAGTCTAAAGTCTAATGCATCGTCCCGTGTTATTGCAGATATGCAGAAAGAACTTTCTAAGTTAAATAAATTAACTAATAATGTTCGTGACGTAGATCTTACAGATTTTAAACTTGCAAAAGAACATTTTCAGGCAGTAAAGAATCGTTCTGATGCTATGGGTGGAAGTCCAGGAATTATGACTGGGTTCAAGGCTATTGACTATGCATACCCCACAGGAATGGCTCCAGGACACCTTATAGTGATGATTGGTTGGCCAGGTAGGGGTAAGACTTGGATGAGCTCCTATCTAGCCTGTAAAGCCTGGGAACAGGGTTTTAAGCCTATGATTATATCCCTTGAGATGACTCCAGAAAACATGCGAGATCGTATCTATACCATGTTGGGCTCAGGCTTGTTTAAGGCTTCAGACTTTGCAAGGGGTGCCATTGATATTAGTGCCTTTGATGACTGGGGTGCTAAAAAGTTTGCTGACAAGAATCAATTTATCTTAGTTTCAAATGAAGGCTCAGGTGAGGTAACTCCTGCCACAGTACAAGCCAAAATTGATCAGCATAAGCCTGATATTGTCATTCTAGACTATCATCAGTTATTTGCAGACAATCAGGGTTCTAAAAATCCTACAGAGCGTAATATGAATATTTCAAAATCATTTAAGGCTTTGGCTATGAATAATAATATTCCAATCATTGATATTACTGCTGCAACTATGGATGATACAACTTCTCAGGATTCCCCACCACTTATGTCACAAGTCGCTTGGTCAAAGGCTATTGAATATGATGCTGATATGGCTATGGCTGTTCATAGAACTCCAGATACCAACATCATTGAAGTAGTAAGTCGCAAGAATCGTCATGGTACTGACTTTGGTTTCTACCTAGATTGGGATCTAAATCGGGGAATTGTAAAAGAAATCTACGATACTCCAATACAATAAACTATGTAATCATTCTCACGCTTGATATAATTAGCATGAAGAGAATGGTGATCATGTACCCAAGAAAAATACATGACTTTTGGATAAATGGAGTTATTAAAGATGACTCTAAATTTCAAAGCTCAAAGGAGAATTATGAAAGACTTTTGGTTCAGCAAATGCGGGACAAAGGTTACGTTCCTGTTCTTGACATGCAAACACAATTTAATGTAAAATATAATGAAGAAAAAGATCACTATACGTTCAATCTAGTAATGTATGGTATATATATCGGTAAAGCAAAAGCTAAGAAATACGAAGGCTTTTCTGGACAGAGCTTAATAGCCAAAGGATAAACATGTTGGATGCATACACTAAATCGGATCTCCGATCTATTTTGCTTGCCTGCAACATTGAGGTTGTTTCTTATACAGGTACAGATTTTTTGTGTTTATGTCCATTCCATCACAACACTGATTCCCCAGCATTTGCGGTAAGTTACTCAAAAGGTTTATATGTTTGCTACAATCAAAACTGCAACTCATCTGGAACTATACTAGATTTAGTTAAAGCATTAACTAATAGAAATGATTTTGAAGCACTTAGATTTATATCTGCAAACAAAGTTACTGATGAAGAAGCATTCGAAGAAGGCCTTAGAGATATATTGGATGACAAGCCAGAGTTTATTCCATTCCCTACTCAAACAGTTGAAAATGCAAATACCTTGCTTATGTCTGGAGAGCATGGTGCAAAAGATTATTTATTGTCTAGAAACATTAATGAAGAAGCAATGCAGTATTTCCAACTTGGTTTTTCTGCAGTTCAACAAATGACTATGGTGCCACTACATTCACCAGATGGAATTTTAGTTGGTGTTATTGGTAGATCAATACAAGGTAAGTCTTTTAAAAATAGTCCAAACCTTCCACGCAATAAAACTTTGTTTAACTTGCACAGAGCAAAACGTCAAGGTGGAACTATTATCGTTGTCGAATCCAGCTTTGATGCAATTCGTTTATGGCAAGTAGGCTTTCCAAATGCTGTTGCAACTTTGGGTGGCAGCATATCAGATATTAATATACAAAATTTAAATAAATATGCATCTACAATTATCATTATGACAGACAATGACAGTGCGGGACGGGCACTTGGAAAGACAATTGCTACTAAATTAAAGAACAAAAATGTATTATGGGCTAAGTATAACCATGATGTTATCTATCCACACCATGCAAAAGATGTGGGAGATATGACTGATCAAGAAATAAAACAGTGTATAAAGAATGCAATTCCGCATTTTGAGTACGCAATTTTGTGATATAATAAAGACACAGGGCATTATATAGCCCCTTACACTAAGGAGAAATAAATGGGAATAGTAACAGGCTTAGCAGCAATGAATAAGCAAATGGAAAGACCAGTGTCAACTGGAGATGGACAAAAAGGAAGATGGCTACAACTCAAAGATGGCCAATCATTAAAGATAAGATTCATGCAAGAAATTGATCCAGACTCACCAACGTATGTTGAAAAAGCTGGCTTAGCTTTTATTGCAGTTGAACACACAAATCCAAAAGATTACAAGCGTAAGGCTTTGTGTACAATTGAAGATCAGGGTCGTTGTTATGGGTGCGAGATGCATCGTCGTGATCCAAAGGCTGGATGGAAGGGTCGCTCACGTTTCTATGCAAATGTATTAGTAGATGATGGCAATGAAGATCCTTACGTAGCAATCTTCTCTCAGGGTGCTGGACCAAAGTCTGCAACTCCTGAAATCATCAACTATGCTGGTGAGACTGGCAGCATTACAAACCTTAATTGGAAGTTAAAGCGTACTGGAGAAAAGACAGATACTAACTATAGTATTATTCCTCTTCCAACTGCTGATGCAAAGCCACTTGATTTTGATAAGTATGAATTATTTGATCTTCAAAAGACAGCAGTTCGTGATGTTGCTTATGCAGAACAAGAAAACTTCTATCTCGGCATTACTTCTGATTCTCATGATTCAGAAGCATCATCAACATCATCTGCTGTTGAGTGGTAAAATAAAAAACTAGTAGAAAAGATAAACATGTCTGACTTTGTGCATTTGCATTGCCATAGCCATTACTCGTTAATGGATGGGCTCAATACCCCTTATGAGTTGTTAGAGGCTGCAAAGAATCAAGGTCAGACTAGTTTGGCTATTACAGATCACGGCTCGTTAGCAGCACATAGAGATATGCAAATTGCTGCAAAGCAGTTGGGGGTTAAACCAATTTTAGGATTAGAAGCATACATATCTCCAACAGATAGATTTGATAAGAGATCTGTTTCTAAAAGAGAAGACAATGTTTCACTTTACAATCATATTATTTTACTTGCCAAAAATGATCAAGGTTTAAAGAACCTGCAAAAACTTTCACAAATTGCTTGGACTGAAGGTTATTATCATAAACCCAGAATTGACATGGAAGTGCTTTGGGAGTTTGGTGACGGTATAATTGTAGTGTCAGGTTGTATGAATGGTCTTATTTCAAAAGCAATTGAACGTGGCGAAATAGATAAGGCTGAAGATCTTATTAAAACATTTAAAGCAAGGTTTAAAGAAGATTTTTATATTGAAGTACAATCTCACAATCCACAAGAATTGAATGCTAAGTTGTTTGAATTAGCCGATAAGTTTGGAGTAAAGCCAGTTGCAACAGGAGATTGTCATTTTGCAAAGAAAGAGGAGAGGGATTTGGAAGAACTTCTCCTTATCTTATCCACAAAACCAACACAGAACAAAGATGCAGACTATACAAGTGGGCGTTTACGTAGTAACATCATTGATCGCTTTGACCATCTTTATCCCAATCGGCTTATTAGCTTCGCTGACATTAACGTTTATATTCAATCCTATTCTGAAATTAAATCAGACTTTGAAAAAACGGGCGTTAAAAGAGAAGACATATATCAATCATCAGTAGAGATTGCAGATAAGATTGAAGCATATGATTTTCATGAAAACTTAGATTTACTTCCAGTACCAAAGAAAAATGCATTAAAAACATTAAAAGAAATGTGCAACAAGTCATTAGTAGAAAAAGGGTTAATTGATAATGACAAGTATACGGAAAGAGTTAAAGAAGAACTTAAAATCATTGAGGATAAAAACTTTGCTAGTTATTTTCTCGTTGTGTCTGATATGGTTAATTGGGCGAAGCAGAATGAAATTCTTGTTGGCCCAGGACGTGGATCAGCAGCAGGATCTCTAGTATGTTATTTGTTGGGTATAACTGAAGTAGATCCAATTGAATTTGACTTACTGTTTTTTAGATTTATTAATCCAGAGCGTAATGACTTTCCTGATATTGATACAGACTTCATGGATCGTCGTCGTGGAGAAGTAAAAGAATACCTTAGAAAGAAGTTTAAGCACGTTGCTTCTATTTCTACATATCAATACTTTAAGGATAAAGGAGTTATTCGTGACGTTGCTAGAACATTTTTGGTCCCACTCGGTGAGGTGGATAAGGCACTTAAGGGTGTTGAGACGTTTGAAGAGTATGAATCTTCCCCCAGTACGGACGAATTTAGAAAAAAATATCCAGAAGTAACTAAGTATGCTTCTATGTTGCGTGGAAAGATTCGTGGCAATGGTATGCATGCAGCGGGAGTTGTAGTAGCTAAGGACGATATCAGTAAGTATGTTCCCATTGAAACACGTAAAGATCCAAACGAATCAGTGTCTGGAAGAATTCCAGTCGTTGCTTATGATATGGAACAGACAGCAGATTTAGGTTTGATTAAGCTAGACGTACTTGGACTTAAAACACTTTCTGTTATTGATGATACTTTAAGAACTATTGAGCACATCAAGAAAAAAAAGATTGATATTGGCTCTGTTAAACTTGATGATCCAAAAGTATTTGAGATGCTTTCAAATGGATTTACAAAAGGAGTGTTTCAAGCAGAAGCAACTCCATATACAAACCTTCTTATGAAAATGGGTGTAAGTACCTTTGAAGATTTGGCTGCATCAAATGCATTAGTGCGTCCAGGTGCCATGAATACAGTCGGAGGATCCTATATAAGGCGTAAAAAGGGAGAAGAGATGATAACCTATGCTCACCCAATTATGCAGCAGTTTACAGCCAGAACTTATGGTGTTATTATTTATCAAGAACAGGTTATGCAAGCATGCGTATATCTAGGAGGAATGTCTTGGGCAGATGCTGACAAAGTTAGAAAGATTATTGGTAAGAAAAAAAATGCAAGTGAATTTGATGCCTATAAAGATCAATTTATCACTGGTGCAAGTTTACATATCACGCCTGAAGATGCACAAAAGCTTTGGCATGATTTTGAAGCTCACGCAGGATATTCTTTTAACCGTTCACATGCTATTGCTTATTCTATGTTATCGTATTATACTGCGTGGCTTAAGTGTTATTATCCGTTGGAGTTTATGTTTGCCATACTCAAAAACGAAAAAGATAAAGATGCTCGTACGGACTATTTATTGGAAGCAAAGCGACTTGGCATTAAAGTACTCCTTCCCCATATTAATGAATCTGATTTGGATTTCACGATTCAAGGAAACTCTATAAGATTTGGTCTATCTAATATTAAGTATATTTCAGATAATATTGGAAGCAAGATAACTGCTTTACGTCCATTTAAAACATATGAAGATTTTACTGAAAAGGCAAAACAGAAAGGCAGTGGCATCAACGCAAGAGCCATAGAATCCCTTAATATGATAGGTGCTGCTGCTTTTCCTGACAACCCACGTCAAGGTAATGAAAATGAAAACCTTTATGAGTATTTGGGAATTCCTAAATTTGATACAGGCAAGTTAAGTCCAAAAATTAAATCACAAGTAAATCCATTATCTGAATTTCTTGAGTCAGGTTGTTTTGTCCTTTTGGCTATGGTTAAATCTATTAAGAAGGGAACGGGATGGTCTAGAGTTGAGCTTGTAGATGATACAGGATCAGTAGGTATATTCCATAGTGAGAATACTCAGATTGAAACAGGTATGATGTACTTTTTCCTAGTAGGAGACAATCGCATTCATAAATATGTTACAATTAATGATGTAGTTGACAAAGTAGATGATCCTTTTGTACAATGGTTGTATAAGGATAAATTAAAGATTGAAGATGGTAAGAGATTAGTGTTAGATTTTACTAACTATAAAACAAAAGCAAACAAAATGATGGCTCACATAATACTATCTGATTCAGATAAAAATCTTGAGCGTGTTATTGCTTTCCCTAAAGTTTACACAACAGCACTTGGTAAAATGAGACCAGGAACTGTGTGTGATCCCGCAATATCCAAAATGGATGACGGTACTCTATTTGTAAAGGAGGTGACAATATGACAGACGAGAGAACAGTTGCACCAGATGCAACTACAGATGCATCTGCTTCAAATAATGTAAACATTAGCATTGAGCAGATCTGTGCAGCAATTCTTAACACAGTAACTTCAGTAGAGGTTCCTCTAGATAATCTTCTTGCAAATTATGGCAATAAAGTTATTGCTATTAATCAGGATGAAGAGACTAAGGCAGTAACATTTACTCTTGCAGATACTCCAGAACCACAGGAGCTTCCAGCAGATGATGTAGAAGCTACAGAAGACACAGAAGCAGCTGAATAAAATTGGCTACATCTTATGTACTTAAAGGAACGGAAAACGAGTATCTTTTGGTCATTAAAGCAGAAGATGAAAAAGCAATACAAAAGATCATAGACCATCTTTATTCTAGCAGGAATGCTGAAATAAAAGAGGTAGCAACTGAATTAGAAAAGAGCTTAAACGAAGATGTTAACAGAAGAGATATTAGCAAAGTTAGATCCAAAAACAAGAGCAAGAGTTCAAATAGCAACAACAGTGGACGTAGAAAAACAAAAGACACCTAGCATTGGTCTTAACATGGCCTTAAAAGGTGGGTTTGGATATGGTCGTCAAGTTCTTGTTTGGGGTAACAAGTCTGCTGGAAAATCTTCATTTTGTTTGCAGATGATTGCAGATGCTCAAAAAAATGGTAAGACTTGTGCATGGATTGATGCAGAGGCATCTTATTCTGCTGATTGGGCATTTAAATTAGGCGTAGATTCAGAAAAGTTAATTTATTCTCCTGCTAAAACTATTAATGATATGGTTGACGTTGCTACGCAACTTATGGATGCTGGTGTAGACTTAATTGTGGTAGATTCAATATCTGCCTTACTCCCAGCCATTTACTTTGAAAAAGATAGTTCTGATCTTAAGAAGCTTGAGGATACAAAGCAAATTGGTGCAGAAGCAAAGGATATGACTCACGCAGTCAAAATGTTAAACTATGCCAACAAAAACACGCTATTGGTTCTCATTTCACAACAACGTAATCAATTTGGTAGCATGCATGCATCCCACATCCCAACTGGAGGAATGGCGGTTAAGTTCTTTTCTTCTACCGTTATCAAACTCTGGTCGTCGGAAGCTGAAGCGAATGCTATTAAGTCTGGTATTCAAGTGGGCGATAAAATCATTGAACAAAGAGTCGGAAGACCCGTCAATTGGATTATTGATTACAATAAACTCGGACCGCCAAATCTCTCAGGACAATATGACTTTTACTACCAGGGTGCACATGTTGGTGTAGACTCAATAGGAGAAGTTGTTGACGTTGCAGAAATGATGGGGATAATTCAAAAGGGTGGTGCATGGTATACTGTTGGAGAAGAAAGATTCCAAGGTAGAGCAAAGGTTGTGGATTACGTTAGAAGCAATCCAGATGTTGCATTAAGGTTACAGGAGCAAATATATGCCAAGTCTTGATGACTTCCTTAATAACAGCAACAAGATAGAAGAATTTTTAGATCCAGTAGAAGGTTCTTTTGCTTGTCAAAATTCTGAATGTAAAGATGTTACAACAGAAGCTTTTCTTGATAGAATGCATAACACAATAAAATGGACTTGTATTAATGGTCATGATTCGAGTGTTAAAATATGAGTGAGCGTGGAGAAATAAAACGTGACGGAGCAAAAGGACAAAAAAATTCTGGTCGTGGCGATTACCAAAAAGGGGATGCTATCTGGCACAATTTTGTGGTGGATTACAAAGAGTATGCTAAATCAATCTCTATTTCAAAAGATATATGGGCGAAAATTTGCACAGACACTTTTAAAGTTAGTAGGGATAAGAGCCCAGTACTTAAACTCATCCTTGGTGGCGAAGGAGCTAAAACTAGACTTGCAGTAATTGAATGGGCGTTACTAGAGCAGTTAATAGAGTGTTGGGAGACACATAATGGACTTTAATGAGTGGATGAAATTTGGGTACGATAAAGGTTGGATTAGTGATGTATTTTGTAATACACATGATGGTGGTCCACTAACTGATGATGAGCAACAAGAATGGGATGAAGGCGGAGACCCATGTATGTTTTGTGTAAGGGTGAATGAACTTGACTGATAAAGCAACTATAGATTTAGTAAGTGAACTTACAGAGTTTAACGATATTAAAGAGTATATGAATGATAAAGATCTTGACTATGCTCTTGATTTGATTATTAAACTTATTGTTAAGCCTGATGTTCCATCATCAAAAGCCCCCGATCTTATCATTAAGATGCAGGCATTGGCAGCAAAGTTTGCCATAATGTCACGATATTACACTACCTTTGAAAAAGGCGGGGAGAATAGCAAGAAGAAAAACGTATATTACACAGCTGAAGAAGCTATTAATAGATTAGTAGATGCTCTAAAGTATTCTGCAAAGTATGGAGCATAATGGGTAGAGATTTAATAGCAAACTTAAAGTTTCAAAAAATATCTGATCCAGAAGGATTTGATCCTGCAAAGTTTGCACAAATGTATGAAGAAGCAGTTTTAAATGGAAAGAGACCAAATGAATTTACACAGAAAAAAACTTTTAGTCCTAGCACTGTTGGTTATGGTAACGGTAACTGTCCTAGATATTGGTTCATTGCTTTTAGTGGTGCAGAGTTTGAAAATGAAACCGATGCTATGGGTGTCGTTAACATGGATAACGGTACGTATGTCCATGATCGCATTCAGAAAGTCATGGCTAAAACGCCAGTATTCAAAGCAAATGAAACAGAAGTTACCCATGATGATCCACCAATTAGAGGCTTTGCAGACACTTTTATAGAGTGGAACGGTAAAGAAGTAGTAGGAGAAATTAAATCTGCCAAAGAAGAAATTTTTGCTATTAGGCAAGCAGAGATGCAAGGTTTGCCATATCACAAAGTTCAATTGCTAACCTACATGAAAATTCGTGGAGCACAACAAGGCTTTTTCTTTTATGAAAATAAAAACGATAATTCATTTTTAATTATTCCAATTAATATGGATGAGCGTAATACAAAACTTGTTGACGGAGTATGGGATTGGATGCGTAAAGTTTATGCAGCATATGAGGCTGGAACTTTGCCAGAAAGAAAGTTTACTAAATCTACTTGGGCTTGTAAAGGCTGTCCTGTTAAAAAAGTTTGTTGGGCAGAAAAGAAAGATCTTGGTGAAGTTGACATAGAAGCTTTGGTACTTGAAAAATGATATGTTCATACGATCAGTGTGATAATGAATTTACTCCTAAAACCCACAATCAAAAGTATTGCTCAGATGAATGCTGTCGTATAGCAACAAATCAAAAGTTAAAAGATGCTTATTATGAAAAGAAGGAAAGACTTGCAGGCAAAGAGAGAATATGTAGGGTAAAGGGTTGTAATACCTTGCTGAGCAGATACAAAGAAGATAATGTTTGTTCATTGTGTAAAGCAAAAGAAGAAAGTAAAAAGCGTCAAAACTTACTAGATATGGTGAAACGTGTCTCTGGCTAAACTTGCAAAACCAAAAGCAAAAAAAGTACTAGGCATAGATGCCAGTACAAATAGTTTTGCTTTCTGTTTAATGGATGGAAAAACACCTGTTAAATGGGGAGAAATAAACTTTGAAGGTGGCAATATCTACGAAAGAATACTTGATGCTAAAAATAAGATTAGGTCATTTAAGCGTGAGCTGGATACAGATTTTATAGTAATTGAAGCAGCCATATCTGTTAAATCAATCCATACTGGAATTAAAATGGCATACGTTTTTGGTGCTATAATGGGAGAGTTGCTTAGTGATGGAGTACGTGTGGAAGAGATACATCCAATAACATGGCAGTCCTATTTGGGTAATAAAAATTTTACAAAATCAGAAAAACAGGCGGTTAAAGATGAGTTTCCAGGAAAATCAGAAAACTGGTACAAGGGAAAAATTAGAGAAATCAGAAAGCAGCGTACATTGGATTTTGCTAGAACGCTTGGCATTGAAGTTCAAAGTGATAATGTCTCTGATGCTGCGGGAATAGCATGGTATGCAGTAAATGAAATTGTGTGAGGAGGTATAATGGCTAAAAGTACAAAGCTTTGGGAAAACAAAGACTGGGTAGTTAAGAGATATGTAGTCGAAAAGAAGACTGTCTTAGATATGGCTATGGAAGCTAAATGCTCACATATGACTATACAAAGAGCGTTAGAACGTTTTGATTTAATTAAACAAGCAAGGAAATGGACTAAGAAGTGATACCAGTATTAATCATACCCGTATTAAATAGATACGACCTACTAGATCAAAATCTTGAAACAATTGATTACCCTATAGGCGAGATATTAATTATAAATAATGGAAAAGAAAATTATGTTTCTAAGCGTACGGATTTAAATGTAAGAGTTCTCAATCTTCCATCCAACCTTGGAATGTCTGGTTCTTGGAACTTAGGGATAAAATTATACCCTCATGAACAATATTGGATCTATTCTTCAGCAGACACACACTGGATCCCAGGATCTTTAAAAAAATTAAATGCCGCAAGTGGCAAGGGCAATCTTGTTATGACAACCGAAGCTTGGAGTTGTTTTTCAATTGGTGAAGATATTGTAAGAGAAGTTGGATTGTTTGATGAATTTTTCTATCCAATATATTTTGAGGATAACGATTACTATGAAAGAATGATGCGTTCAAAAGTTAAAGACGGATATGTTGATGGAACAATTGAAGTTAACGCACCTCATGGAGCATCACAAACAATCAACAGTGATGAAACATTAAAGAAAAGAAATAATGAAACTTTTGTTGTTAACGAAGAATATTTTAATAAAAAGAAAGATCAAAACTTTAGTGCAATGGGTTACTGGAATATTGATCGTAGAAGGGCTCAAGAATGGCTGCGATAATTGGTTTGTTGCCAGCTTCTGGCAGTGCTTCAAGGTTGGGTGGGATCCCAAAGTTTTGCTTACCATTAACTGATACTCAAAATATATTGCAGTGGCACGTAGAGCAAATGCTCAAAGTATGCGATATAGTTAAGATATCAACTAGATCAACTTGGATGCCAATTGTAAAACAAATGGATCTTCCATCTGAAGTTATGTTATATGAAATTGAGCCATCTACGATGTCTGATGCTGTTTTAAAGATGATGTCTTATCAAGATAGTAAATATATTATTGGTATGCCAGATACATATATGCCAGGATCAAATGGTGATTTTTATAAACAACTTGCTAAATCTGACGCAGATGTTACTTTAGCTGCCTTTGATTGTCATTCAGATTTAATGGGTAGAGTCGGACAAATATTGTTTGATGATAATGGTTCTGTTATTGATGTAAAAGATAAAGTAAAAAATTGTCCATACCCTTACATGTGGGGTGCTATGGCATTACAAAATATTTATGTTAACGAAGAACTTCCTAATCCAGGAGTCCAGATAAATAATTGGATTGAGGATGGCAAGGAAGTAAAGGCTGTAATATCTAAAGGTAAGTACCTAGACATAGGTACTGTTAATGGACTTAAGATGTTATACAGAGAGGAATTATAATGTTAAAAGGCGTATATAGCGATAAAGAAGATTTTGATTGCAAAGACCTATATTTACATTCGGTAAGTGCCCCATCAGGCGGAAAAATCTGGAATGTTTGTCATGAAATTGCCAAATTACTTATTGAGAAGAACATATCATATGGTGACTCAGCTCTATCGCCAAATAGAATATTTGCTCAATCTGATAATGTAGAACAACTCAAGGTTAGAATTGATGATAAGTTAAATAGAATAAAGAACAATCAGGGCTTTGCTGGAGATAATGATGTTGATGATTTGATTGGTTATTTAATCTTACTTAAAATTGCCCTTGACAAAAAGGATAATAAAGGAGTATAATTAAATATGCCAACATATGTATATAGATGTGTAGATGATGAAGATCATGCAATTCTTGAAGTTACCCGTTCAATTACAGATGAAGAAGGTTCTTACAAGTGTGAAGAGTGTGAATCAATAATGGTAAGGTACTACACACCTTTTGGTGTTCAATTTAAAGGATCAGGGTTTTATAAAACAGACAATGGATAATGAAATAGAAGTTGCAGGAAAGTTTGATCAAATGAATAAAGTAGTTGAAGAACTACTTAAAGGCAATTCGCCTGCACAAATTTCTAAATCACTTGGTATTACCCGTGCACAAGTTGAAAATTACATTGATGCATGGAAAGGTTTTGTTCATGACAATAATGCTATTCGTGAACGTGCTAAAGAGGCACTTGCAGGAGCAGATGAACATTACAACATGCTTATTAAAGAAGCGTGGGATGTTGTCAATGAAGCAGGAGTTGCATCTGAATTAAATACCAAAAATGCAGCCTTAAAGTTAATTGCTGATATTGAAGCAAAAAGAATTGACATGCTTAATAAAGCAGGAGTCCTAGAAGATAATTCTATGGCTGATCAGATATTAGAATCAGAAAGAAAACAAGATATTCTTGTTGGTATATTAAAAGATGTTACAGCAAATTGCGATCATTGTAAATGGGAAGTTTCAAAAAGACTGTCAGAAGTAACAGGGCAAGTTGAAGCTGTAGTAATCAATGACTGACTTTAGTGCTTTTATAGACGCACTTGAAGGCGATGAGTTTTCAGAAAAACCAGCACCTCTTGAAGAGTTTGTAACAAGTAAAGATTACTTGGGTTTGCCACCACTATCTGATTATCAATACACAATGATTAAAGCATCCACGCAAATTTATAAGCGTGAAACACTTCACAAAATATATGGTTATGATGAAGGCGAAAAAATATTTAAACAAACTTGTTCTGAAGTTATTTTACAACTCGGAAAAGGATCTGGAAAAGACTACACATCTACAATTGCTTGTGCTTATATGGTGCACTTATTGCTATGCCTTTCTGATCCAGCAAGATATTATGGAAAGCCACCAGGCGATGCTATTGATATTATTAATATTGCTATTAACGCTGTTCAGGCTAATAGAGTTTTCTTTAAAGGTTTTAATCAGCGTATTGAAAAATCTCCTTGGTTTCAAGGAAAGTATATTGCTAAAGCAAACATGGTTGAGTTTGATAAATCAGTAACAGTTCACTCAGGTCACTCAGAAAGAGAAGCTTGGGAAGGATATAACGTTCTTGTAATTATCCTTGATGAAATCTCGGGATTTGAACTGGAATCAACAACTGGACATGATCAAGCTAAAACAGCATCAGCAATCTATAAGATGTATCGTGCATCAGTAAACTCTCGTTTCCCAGATTTTGGTAAGGTAATTTTACTTTCATTCCCACGTTTTAAAAATGATTATATCCAGCAAAAATACAACGAAGCAATTGCAGAAAAAGAAACCGTACTTAGACATCATAAATTTAAGGTAGATCCAGATTTGCCAGATGGTACAGAAGGAAATGAATTTGAAATTGAATGGGAAGAAGACCATATTATTTCGTATAAGATGCCAAAGATGTTTGCATTAAAAAGACCAACTTGGGATATCAATCCAACAAGAAAGATTGAAGATTTTACCCCAGACTTTTATACGGATCCAACCGATGCTCTTTCTCGTTTTGCATGTATGCCACCAGACGCAACAGATGCATTCTTTAAAAATCGTGCAGTAATTGAAAAAGCATTCAGTAATCCAAATCTGGGTGTTGATAGTTATGGTAGATTTGCAGACTCATTCCAACCAGATCCAGAAAAGTTATATTATGTTCACGTTGACTTAGCTCAAAAGCATGACCATTGTGCAGTAGCACTTAGCCATGTACAAGGATGGGTTACTATGAAAATCGGGGAACAGTATAAAGAAGCAGCCCCTAGAGTTATTGTTGATGCAGTAAGATACTGGACACCAACTGCATCAAGGTCGGTTGACTTTACAGAAGTTAAAGATTATATTTTATCTTTACGTGCAAGAGGATTTAATTTAAAATTAGTTACATTTGACCGATGGAACTCTCACGACATGATGCAACAATTAAAAGCAAATGGAATAAACAGTGAATTACTTTCTGTGGCAAAAAAACATTATGAAGATTTATCTTTATGTTTAACTGAAGAAAGATTATACGGACCACATATTCAATTATTGATTGATGAATTGCTTCAGTTAAGAATCATGAAGGATAAGGTAGACCACCCTAGAAAGGGTTCTAAGGACCTTTCAGATGCTGTTTGTGGTGCAGTGTACAATGCAATAGCATTAACTCCTCCAGACGCAGATAAAGAAGTTGAAATTTATACCTATTCTGGTGTATTCTCTACAGAGCTTGAACAATTAAGAAAAGAATCAGAAGATAGATTAAATAATAGTAAAACCATTCGTATGCCAGATAAACCAGATATGCCTGCAAATTTGCGGGAGTATCTAGGAATAGATGATGACGAAGATGATGAAGAATTTAGAATTGACAGCCTAAGAGTACTGTAGTAGAATACACCTACAACAACAAACAAAGGATAATAAATGTTAGCAAATGGAACTATTAAAACTATTGAAGATGAAGAAGATATCTATATTAGTTTAACTTCATTGTGTGAGTATTTTACACAATCATCAGTAAATATGAAAAAAGAAATTAGACACGCAGATCCAAAAGATAAAAGATATGCAGCAGGATTGTATGACATGATGCATACAATTGCACAGGAAATGTGTGAACTTGGAAAGTATGAAGCACAGAGAAGAATGATTTTGGGCCCAGATGATCTATTAAATATGATTGACAAAGCAAATAATGGTTTGATAGAATAACGTGTGAAATGGGGTGTAGCTCAGATGGCAGAGCATTCGACTGTTAATCGAAATGTCACAGGTTCGATCCCTGTCACCCCAGCAAGTTATTAAACAACTACTAGAGAGAGTATAATTATGAATATGATAGTTGATCAAGAAGTAGAAGAAGTAATACCAGTTAAAGAGTACGTACTCAGTCCAGTTAATCGCTGTGATCAATGTTCTGCTGAAGCACTTGTTCTTGTCAAAGGAGTGACGGGAGAACTAATGTTTTGTGGTCATCATTACGCTAAAAATGAAGTTGCCCTAGTAAACTTTGCATATGAAGTTATTGATGAAAGAGAAAAGTTGATACAAAACAAGCTTATAGGATCTGAAAACTAAATAGTTTTGGTCCAATAGCTTAATCTGGTTAAAGCATTAGTCTTATATACTAACGAGTGTAGGTTCAAATCCTACTTGGACTACGGAGCAGTAGCTTAGTTGGTCAAAGCCCCGAACTCATAATTCGGTAATCGTCAGTTCAAGTCTGACCTGCTCCACCAAGGTTCCATAGATCAATTGGTTAGATCGCCACCCTGTCACGGTGGAGGTTACGGGTTCAAGTCCCGTTGGAATCGCCAGGCCCCAGTAATCCAGTGGTAGAGATAGTGGACTTAAAATCCATACAGCGACAGTTCGAATCTGTCTTGGGGTACAAAGTTTAAAGTTAATCTGATAAATAAGGAATCAAAATGAAAAACAAAACAGTATTAATAACGGGTGGCTTAGGCTTTATTGGTTCACATGCAATCAGTAAATGGATAAAAAAAGGTTGGAAAGTAGTTGTTTTTGATAATCTTTCTTCAAATGTTATAGATATAGACAATAAATTATTAAAAAATGTTGAGTTAGTTATAGGTGATGTTTCAAAGATAAAATATACAAAAAAAATTGACCTTATAATTCATTTAGCCTCTCCAATAGGAACAGTTTCTCTGCTTGATCATCCTGGCAAAATTGCAAAAATAATTATTGATGATTTATATTCAGTTATATCTTTATCTAAAGATAACAAATGTCCTTTAATATTTGCATCTACATGTGAAGTATATGGTAGCAAAAAAAATATTTTTGTTACAGAAAATGATGAAAAAGTTGTGTCAAGTAAATATGAAGTAAGAAGCGAATATTCAGTAGCAAAAATGTTATGTGAAGTTATTTTATCAAACATAGCAAAATCTGATACAAGCTTTAAATACCAGATTATAAGACCATTTAATGTGGCGGGGCCAAATCAAAAATGGTCTGGTGGTCATGTAATACCTAGATTTGTAAAGCAAGCAAAATCAAATGAAGACATAACTGTATATGGAAACGGTATGCAAATACGGTCTTTTACTTATGTAGAAGATGTTATTAATGCCATTTATTTAATTTCTAAAGCACCAAACAGATTATATAATAATACTTGGGATGTAGGAAACATTCAAAATGCAATAACAATAGATGAATTAGCACATTTAATAAAAGATATTTCTAATTCTAATTCAAAAATAGTTTATGTAGATCCAAAAAATTTGCATGGAAAATTGTTTTCAGAAGTTAATACAAAAATTTCTCAAAGCAATAAATTAACAAAATTTTTTGGATGGAAATCAACAAAAGATTTAAAAAGCATATTAAAGGAAATAATATATGAGAAATAAAATTGGAATTATTGGATATGGAGAAATTGGATCTGGTCTTTATTCTTTGTATAACAAATTTAATTACCCTATTGCAGTATTAGATCCTAAACTTGAATATAAAGATGAAATGTCTGGTTGTTATATATTAAATATTTGCATACCATTTTCAGATAATTTTGTTGATATTGTTAATGATTATATAAATAAATATAAACCTTTTATGACAATAATTCATTCTACAATTGCTCCAGGAACCACAAAAAAAATAATTGGTGCTGTTTGTCATTCACCCGTTCGTGGAACTCATCCAAATATTTATGAGGGGCTAAAAACATTTTTAAAATATATAGGATCAGAAGATAGCAAAATTGCTTTAAAATATCAAGAACATTTAACGGAATTAGGTATTAAATCTTATATTTGCAAAGATAGCAAAACAACAGAGTACTCCAAGCTGTTAGACACAACATACTATGGTTTATGCATAGCATTTCACTCAGATGTTCTTGCTATGTGTGAAAAAGAAAATTTAGATTTTTATGAAGTAATGACATTATTTAATACGACTTATAATGAAGGATACGGTATTTTAAACAAACATAATTATATTCGACCAGTTTTATATGGAGATAAAAAAATAGGTGGCCATTGTGTTGTTCCAAATGCTAAAATATTAAAAAATTATTTTGATTCAAATATTATTGACAATATCTTAAAATATGATGTATAATAAAAATAGGTTATACACGGCACACCTTGGGATGTTATAGTTACAATATAATGTACACCCGATGTAAGAGTCAGGTGAGACAGGGCAGCCATTCAGTGCTGGAAATCCGTGTATAACCCCTTGCGGATGTTGCATATTGGTAGTGCCTCTGCCTTCCAAGCAGAAGGGGTCAGTTCGATTCTGATCATCCGCTCACATTCCCAGATCGTCTAACGGTAGGACACGGCCCTTTGGAGGCTGGTATCTTGGTTCGAATCCAGGTCAGGGAGCAAATAATGTTATAATATATTTATATTAATTTTTTAGGAGATACAATGCCATACAAAATTGTACAACACGGAAATAAGTTTTCAGTAGTAGCACAAAATACTGGAAATGTTGCAGGAACACATGAATCTAAAAAGCAAGCACAGGCACAAATGGCTGCTTTATATGCAAATGAACCAGAGGCAAGTGTAAAAAAGTGTATGACTTGCGGATGCGATGATTTAGGTAACGATCATCATTATATTTCTGATACAGAAAAGTGTATGTCATGTATTGAAAAGAAACAAGGGCCATGTTGGGATGGATATGCTTATGCTGGAACCAAAGATAAAAATGGTAAGACTGTTCCAAATTGCATTCCCGTCAAAAAATCTGATGGTGGATATCAACCAAATGCAGGTATGAAAGCTGCAGCACGTAGAGCTTTAAAGTGGAAAGAAGATGGAAAAGCAAATGGTGCAGGAACTGGTGTAGGTTGGGGACGTGCAAGCGATATTGCTGCTGGTAGATCAATGTCTCTTGATACTGTAAAAAGAATGTTTTCTTTCTTTTCACGTCATGAAGTTGATAAGCAAGGAAAAGATTGGGATAAACCATCTCACGGAAAGATTATGTGGAATGCTTGGGGCGGAGATGCTGGGTATTCATGGTCTCGTGCAATTGTTGAAAGAGAAAAGAAAATTGAAAAAGAAATCTGGAAAGGTGCTTTTTCGCCAAGCATAAAGAAAAATAAATAAAATGTCATTTCAAAAAGAGTCAGCAGGTGCTGGACGAATTAGTGGTGGCGTAGGCTTTAAGCTTGAATACAATGTTCCAGATTGTCAAGGCGGATATGCCATTACAAAAGCGGGAACTGGTCAAGTAATTGGTTGTTATACAACTAAAGAGCATGCTGAAGAAGCAATGAAAGCAATTGCAGTTAATGAACCAGTAGTTAAATCAGATCAAACACAACAAGATAATCAAGATGGCATAGGTGCACTTCACACATGGGCTGGATCATTTGCACCAGTTTTTGGCAATGAAAAAGTTCAATTTAGCTGGATGTCTAATTACAATACTCCGCCACAGAAAGATGGGCAGCCGTCAGTTGGATACGGAAATAGTTCAAGCCCAGAAGGTAAATCTAATTCTTGATTTGACAGCAATATAAACAATTTGATATAATATACATGAATTGCTTTCGGGGATTCAAAAATCTAACTAACTTGCTGAAAAGGAGCTAAGTATAATGACACATTTAAAACCTTATGGATGGGATGAATATGAAGTCCATCAAACAAAAAAAACAACACCAACACAATATAACCCATTTGCAACAATTGAAGCATGGTTTAATGATCCATTCTTTTTGGGATTCCATGATCAATTTTCAAGATGGAATACTAATAAGGTAGCAACCTCTACATTCCCACCTTACAATGTTAAGAAAATTGATGAGGACAACTATATTGTTGAACTTGCAATTGCGGGATATGAGCGTGAAGACATTGATGTAACAGTAGATAAAGATACATTAATTATCAAGAGTGAACGTGAGAATGATGATAAGGCAGATTACCTTCATAAGGGTATTGCTGGACGTAATTTTACACAAACATTCACCCTTGGTGAGTATATGATTGTTAAATCTGCTGCACTTGATAATGGATTGTTAACTGTTAAAATTGAACGGGAACTTCCAGAGTCTGTTAAGCCTAGACAAATCAAGATCAAGTAAGATATAATGTATATGCAGGCTCTCATTGTGGGAGCCTGCTCTAAACAAAGGATATATATGCCAAGCAATACAGATAAGATCAAGAAAGCTTTAGAAATTCGTATTAAGAATCACAAGGGTCCAGGCGGTAAAGTTCCAGGGTCTATGAACAAAAAAAAGACTGGCTACGCTAAACCATAAAAACAATGTATAATTAGTTATATGTGGAACAAAATCTCAACATATGCTAGAAGATACCCTGCGAGAATATCGGGATATACTTCCGCATTAATTTTGTGGGGACATAAATATTTTTCGGGCAAACTTGTTGATCTATTAATACCTTCAATTATGTTTATGATTGGTATGGGGGAAATGGCTCAAAGAGCAGAAAATAAAAAGACAATAAAAGCACTTTATACTGATAATGATCCACATAGATCAGATGAAGAAATAATTAAGGATATTATATGAACGAGCAAGATTTGATTGACGCTTTAAAAACATTAAAATCAATGGTTGTAAAAATGTATGTTCAATCTCACGGATATCATTGGAATGTAGAAGGATCTAATTTTCCACAATACCACAAGTTTCTTTTAAAAATTTATTCAGATGTATATGAGTCTATTGATCCAATTGCAGAAAATATTCGTAAATTAGGTGCAAAAGCACCATTTGGATTAAAGTCTTGGCAAGAAGGCAGCAAATTAGAAATTAATGATTCAGAAAATCTTGATGCAAGGACTATGCTTCAAGAATTAGTACAAACTAATACAGTTGTTCTTGCAATGTTAAAAAGAACCTACGACATATCTAATGAATTAGATGAACAAGGTATATGTAACTTTTTAGCAGGAAGAATTGAGCAGCATAAATTCTGGCAATGGCAATTGACAAGCACTTTAAAGTAGTATAGAATACAACTACAACTTGATAAGGGGCACTAGAAATAGTGCCTCTTGTGTTTGTCCTTATAGCTCAGTCGGTAGAGCAGCAGACTTTTAATCTGCGGGTCGTTGGTTCGAATCCAACTGGGGACACGCCTCTGTAGCTCAGCGGAAGAGCGTACGGTTTCTACCCGTCAGGCCAGGAGTTCGAATCTCTTCAGGGGCACGTAAGAAAACAACTACTAACAGAAAGAGTAAAATGAAAAAGTTAATCTTAGCAGTAATGATTGCAACAAGTTTAATTCCAGTATCAGCCAATGCAGATGTACCAAATACAAACATTGCAATTATTGATACAGGTTATGATGCTTCAGTTGCACAATTTTCAGGAAAGATTGTATATGAAGTTTGTTTCACAAACAACTATTGTCCTAATGGTAAGTCCTTTCAAGAAGGAACAGGGTCTGCAGTATTAACACCTGCACAACTAACAGCAAAAGATGCTACGCATGGAACACAGATGTTATCTGCATCAATTGCAACAAACCCTAATACAAAGTTTGTTTATATTCGTGCTTACGGAATTAATAATGGTGTGTTAAATTCACCAGTAGATGCTGATTTTATTACCATGCTTAGCTGGATTAATAATAATAAGACAAAGTTTAATATTGGTGCGGTTGTATGGAGTGGTGCTCGTCATATTACTACAGCATGTCCTGTAAATGATCCAATTACAGCAGCAGTAATCAATCTTAACAATAATGGCATCCCAGTAATTTCTGCAGCAGGTAATGATTATGACTATGTTCACGTATCATTCCCCGCTTGCTTGCAACCAATTATTGCAGTAGGCTCAATTGACGCTTACGGACATGCACTTTACAGTAATGCTGGAAAAGATCTTGATTTTGATGCAATGGGAACTATGACGGTTTCAAATGGCGGGACAGCAAAGATCCAATCAGTAGGAACTTCACTAGCAGCACAGGTATTTGCAGCATCTTGGATTGCAATTAAACAAGCAAAGCCAACACTTAGCTATCAGCAAGAATATGCTTTAATCCAAAACACACAAACTACCTCAAAAAACGTATATGTAAAAAATATACCTACGCTTAATTTGGCTGGGTCTCTAAAGTAATAGAGTGTATAATAAGCATAGAGGAAGTTTTTGAGTCACTAATTTAGGGAGAATAAAATGGGAGCAGCAAAACCAGTTCCACCAGTTACTGGAGCAAAAGAAGGATCAGCAGCACGATTTGTTGAAATTGCAAGATCGCAAATTGGCGTTATTGAAGGTCCAAAAGATAATGAAACAGATTTTGGTAAGTTTACAAAGCATGATGGACAACCTTGGTGTGGAAGCTTTATGATGTGGTGCGGATCACAATCAAAAGTAAAATTATTTGATGTAGTTTCTACAATTGCGGGTGCAGAAGCATATAAAAAAGCAGGAAAGTGGACGGATGCAAAAGATGCAACCCCAAAGCCAGGAGATTTAATCTTCTTCCACTTTGCAGCAGAAGCAAAGCCAACAGATCAGATTCAACACGTTGGTGTTGTCGTTAAAGACAATGGCGATGGAACAATTGTAACTGTTGAGGGAAATACAAGTCCAGACTCAAAGCCAGCAGGATCTGCAGCAAATGGCGGAGAAGTTGCAATGAATGTTCGTGGATATAAAGTTGGCAACAAGCGTGGCAAGTGGGCTGTTGTTGTAGGCTTTGGTCATCCAGACTACACAGCATAAGGTTAAAATGGATTACGATTCTTCTGATGAAAACCATCAAGAACTTATGGAGTATCTTGTTTCAGAGGGTGCTGCCATAATTGACGGGATAGACGACAATGGAGAAGCAATTTACAGGTTCGATATGGAGATTTTGGAAGAAGTAATGCCAGAATTACATCAAGTTCTTGTACAAGATATGGACAATATTTTAATTGATTTATATCAAAAAGACTTAATAGAAGTATCTTATGACGAAAATCTAAACGCTCATATGACAGTTTCAGAAGAGGGTAAAAGAATCCTTGAAGAAAATGGTTTTGATATGAGCAGTTCGGAAGATTATGACTTTTAAGGTATAATTAGACAATAAGGTGGTGATTAAATAAATGGATAACAATCAACAGGTATCAGGCAGCGGAACAGAGCAGCCATCAAGCCCAGCACACGTTGCTGAGCAAGCAGGGCCAGACGGAGGTCACGTAACACCTTCAGTAACAAATCTTGGTGTAAACAACCCTGGAAAGGCAACTACAGCAGGAGCATTCACTGGATCAGATGTTTCAATGACAACCCCACAACATGGTGGCGGTAATATTACAACAACTGAGGCAGGTTCAAAGTAATGAATACTAAAGAATTTTTTAATGAAGTAGCAGATATGTTAAAAGCAATCGGAACTTCATCTTCAATTAATGAAGAGCGTGACGAAAGAAGCGTTGAAAATTATGTTAGAGGAAATTCTAACACTAATACAAATAATCAGACAGGAGGTAATACAATAGTGTCAAACACAACAGAGCCAGATCCAAAGGGAGACATTGCAGTAACAAAGTCATTCCCAACAGCAGGAGGAGATCATCTTGTTTCACAAGATACTCGTCCAACAGATGGAGCAACTTCAGTTTCAGATGCACCTAACAGCGAAGCAGTTGTTCCTAATCAGGAAACAATTCCTAGCTCAGCAACCTCAGCAATTGCACCATCACGTCAAGGTGAAATGCAAAATGCCACAGAAGAAAATATTGCAAAGGCAGCAACTTGCAAAGAGTGCGGTCAAGCACTTCCAGTAGCAAAAGCTGATGAAATCACAAAGGCAGCAGCATGTGCAGATTGCGGAAAGTCTATGGACTTATGCGATTGCATGGGTAAAGCAGTAGATTCAGAATCTAAGGAAACTCCTGCTGATGAAGCAAGAGAAACAAAAGATGAGCAAGCTGCAGAAGCAAAAGCAGGAACTGAGAAGCCAATGAAGAAGTCCCTATGGGGCGGAGCATTTGCACCACTTAAGTAATTAAATATATACGTATATATTCACATAAGGACGGGAAACCGTTCTTATGTGCTTTTAAGAAAGGAAAACATGAGAGTATTAGTTTTTGGGTCAAAAGACTATGAAGATTATAATGAGTTTATGAGACAAATTACTGTTTTGATTGATGATAGAAAGCATTGGTTTCCAGAAGATAAAGAATACCTTTTTGTTCATAAAGGAATAAGGGGTGCTGAAAATATGGTTACTGAATATATTGGTAAGGTAGAAAAGTTAATACGTCAAAATGGATACAAGATTAAAGAAGAGATTGTAAGAGATAAGTCTTCTTTTTCTGATGTTACAATGATTGAATCTACCCCAGATTTTGCACTTATATTTGGTAAATCACCTAGAAATACCGCTTGTATTAACCTATTGGAATCATATGGCGTTCCATTTAGGCATGTAGAATAAGCTTGACACTATCGTATTAATAATGATACAATAGTATAAATGTCCCTACTAACAAAGGAAAATAATGACTAATGTCGAACCGCTAGGCAGTTTGATTTTAATTAAAGAAATAGAAGAAACCGATAAGACTACTAAATCTGGTCTTGTTATTGCTGCCACATTTATTGATAATGCATTAAAGCGTGGCACTGTTGTAAAAGTTGGTCTAGGAGATTACGATAATGCGGGAAATCATCATGATATCCCTCTAAAAGCAGATGATGTGATTATCTATTCAGCAAATCATGCAACAGAGTTTGAAGATACAAATGGAGATAAATATTTCTTCATTAACTGGAGACAACTATTCGGAATGGAAAACAATGCCTAAGATCACTTTAAATTACGATGAAGCAAACAAGTTTGTGGAGAAGAACAAGAAGAATGGCTTTTTTTGGGATGGATACACCATTGTAAAATGGACTCCAGGCTCAAATGGTTACATGCAAAAAAATGGCATGTATCGAAATAATCAGTGGGGGTATTCTTCAAAGTATGATTTTGACTCCAATGGCATGTGGAATTTAAGTGATAAATATGCCAAATTTATTTAACCAACTTGGATTAGACGAGCAAGATATTAAATGGTATCATCTTGCAGCATGTATTAATATGACAACTAACCCTAAGTTTGATTGGTTTTATGATCTTTATGAATCAGATAAAGAAACAGCAAAACAAGTTGATCAAATTTGTTTACATTGTCCAGTAATTAAACAGTGCTATCAAGAAGGTGTATCTAATAAAGAAAAAGGTGTTTGGGGCGGAATCTACTTAGATTTAGGTAGAACTGACAAACAAAACAATGAACATAAAACTCCAGAAATATGGAAAGAGTTAAAGAAACTTCATGGCAATAAAATACACGGTTGAGATGGCAAAAAAGCTGAGAGGGATAAAGCCTCCAGTTAAAAACCTAATCTTAGACATAAGAGCAAGACCTAATTATCTTGCATTAACTGTGTATGAAAGCAACATTATGGAATACAATGAGTCTGAAAGAATGCAGGTAATGGAATACTTATTACTTGTTAGACAATTAATTCAATCTTTTGAAACACCATGTGAAATAGAAGGGATGAAGTATACTGATGAGCAAGCAAGAAAACAACGAAGACAGCAGTCCTGAAAACACTATAACGTATGTCTATGTGCCAGATGAGCAATTATATGGTACAGTTATTCAATACGGTGCTTGGGCATCTTTAATTGAATACTATGACATTGGGATAAAGTATACTATTGAAATTCCTAATGATGAGTTTATTGTTGTAGATGAAATTGGAATCGGATATCTAGAAGAAACGGAAAAAGATTTATAATGCTATGTTATTCATGTGGTAAACAAAAAAATGAACTTCAGCCAAAGAAGTCAGAGATTATGGATGGCGTGACATTGTTTATGTGCCAGTTATGCCTAGACTCTAAGTTTGAGCCTAGATGGGTTATCATCCTTTGCGGTAGACAAAATGGTGCTGAGTCTGTTAGAGATTATATAATTAAGCGTCGTTATGTTGGAAGAACAATTGATGCTGAGGAGCTGATTGCATAAATGTTAAAGATCAGTAATGATATGGAAGAAATCATTAATCAGGATAATGCAATAGTGTATTTTAGTGCAGAATGGTGTGGTCCTTGTAAGCAACTAAAGCCACAGTATGCAAAAGCAGCGGTAATTGATAAAGATACACTCTATTATGTTGTTGATGTTGACAAGATTGACTCAAAGTATTTAAATGAATATGGAATTCAAAGTATTCCACAGATTTTTGAAATGAATAAAGGAAAGATAAGTAAGAAAATAAAAGGTAAAACGTCAAATGATATTTTGACAGAAATGGGTAAAAATGAAGGTTAGAGTCACTACTTTAGCATTACTTGCTATGATTTCAGTTGCAGGAATTGCAAATGCATCAACACCAGACTGGGTTTTGCCAAATGCAAAGATAACTCCAGGAGTACTTAATACTGCTGTTACACAAGCAAATATTAAAGATAATGTTTGTAAAGCTAATTGGACATCAACAATTCGCCCAACAGTCGCATACACAAACAAATTAAAAACAACTCAGATGGCTGGAGATTATAAGTATCTTCAAGCACAATTTGGTGCTTTGCCAAGTGCATATGAAGAAGATCATTTGATCTCCCTTCAATTAGGTGGTAATCCAACAGATCCAAAAAATCTTTGGCCTCAACCATATGCTGGAAATAATGCACGTAAAAAAGATGTTGTTGAGTCAGCATTAAAGCGTTTAGTATGTGCGGGAACATTAAAGTTAGCTGATGCACAAAAAGCTATTCTTAATTGGCCTGTAGCATATAAGAAATATGTAACATCAAAAGATGTTGCAGATACTTCAGACAACTAATTAAAAGGATAAAATGACAACCATAGTAGGCGTTTGTAAAAATGGAAATGTAACAATAGGTGCTGATTCTCAGGTTACTGATGGTAATCGGAGAAACAATCATCCTAAAATGGAAAAGATTTCTAAAAAAAATGGTTACTTAATTGCTGGAAGTGGGGATTCGCAGCCATGCGATATATTGCAACATATATTCCTTCCACCAGTTCCAACAGTTAAAGAAAGAGAAGATCTTTATCATTTTATGATTGTTAAGTTTATTCCAGCAATGCGGGAATGCCTAGAAGAAAATGGTTGGAAGCCTGACAGAGAAGATAAAGATTCAGGATTTAACTTCCTGATAGCCTTTGACGGAGAGATATTTGACATAGGTGATGACTTTAGTGTAATATTAAACTCTGAAGGAATTTATGGCGTGGGAGCAGGCTCCCAATACGCCATTGGTGCGTTGTACGCTGGAGCATCAGTAGAGAAATCTCTCGAAATTGCTGCTAACAATGATGTTTATACTTCTGGACCATTCCAGATTGTAAGACAACAAAAGCAAAATAAAACAAAAAAAGATTGATTGCAAACGCAATCATTATCCTGTACAGGGATACTAACTAGATAGGAATAAAATGAACATAACAAAAAAGATCGCCCTTGCAACTGCTGCAGCCCTTGCAATCGTAGGCGTTTCAACTTCAGCACACGCAGCACCGTTAGCGGTAACTGTCGCTGGAGCAACAAATGCAACAACATCTGCAGCACCAGTAACGGTGGCAGTACCAGTATCAAATGTAATTGATTCATCAAATACAGTAGCACTTGCTGCTGCAGCAGATACTGCAACAGTTATTAATTTCGTTGCATCAGGCGTAAAGCTTGTATCAGCACTTAACACAACACTTGCACCAGTTTCTGTTGCATCAGGTGTATCATCACTTTCTGTAACATCAACAGGTGTTGCAGCAACAGTTTATGCATACACAACTTCAACTTCTGTTGGATCAGTTACCATCACAAATGGTTCATATTCAACAATTGTTTATATCAAGGGTAATGCTGGAGTAGCAGCAAATATTGCACTTTCAGTACCAGCAACTACTGCAGTCGGTACAGTTCCAACAATTTCAGTTTCAGCAACTGACGTATTTGGAAATCCAGTCGGTTCAGAAGCAGTTTCAGTAACACTTATTGGTGCAAGCTTCTCTGATGCATCAGTTACAAAGGTTCTTACTACCGCATCAGTTACCTCTGCTGCTGGTGTTACACCAGTAACAGTTCTTGGTTCAGCAACAGGTACACTTGCTACAGCAGTAGCAGGAACAGTAACTGTAGTTGCAACAGATGCTTCAATTGCAGCAACTGCAACAGGATTGCCTGCAGCAGTAAAGTCAGCACTTGCAACATTTACCATCACTGACCTTGGTGCACAGATTGCAGCATTAAATTCTGCACTTTCAGCAGAAAAGGTAGCACACGCTGCTGATATTGCTGCACTTACAGCAGAAAAGGCAGCACATGCTGCTGATTTAACATCTGCAAAGTCTGCACTTGATGCAGCAACAACTGCACTTACAGTTGAGAAAGCAGCACATGCTGCTGATAATGCTACAAATGCAACTGCTTCTGCAGCAGCAAGTGTAAAGTATGCAGCACTAGTTGCTAAGTACAATGCTATGGCTAAGAAGTACAAGTTCGCAGCAATTAAGTAAATAGTACAACCTTGGGGGACGGGAATTTAATTGTCCCGTCCCTTTTGGTATAATAATACAGGAGGCATAAATGCAACAATGGCAATCATGGGCACTATCAATTGTAGGTGTCATAGGTATATATCTTACAGGACGTAAAAACTGGAGGGGATATGCAGTAGGTATCTTTACAGAATGTGCTTGGGTATGGTATGCTATAGTAACAAAGCAATGGGGATTCATATTTGGATCAACAATTTATGTCTCAGTTTATCTATTTAATATTAATAAATGGATTACAGAAGCAAGAGCAAATAAAATTAAAAGCATGTTCCACATAAACCCTTTACACACATACAGAAAGAGTAAATAATGGCCAGTGTACCACTATCTTTATTAGAACTTGAAACAATTGCTGCAGATATAGCACAAGAATTATTGGAAGATTGGGCTATCAATGATCGTCAAATCAATAAAGATTCAGTTAAAGCAGCACAAGATGCAATTAGTGACACGATTCTAGTAATAAATAGCTTTATGGAAAAGATGAATAATGCTATGGATGAAAAAGCAAGAGAACAAAGAATCATTAATTAAACAATAATTGTGGTAAGATTATCATATACTTAATATAACCGAGGTGTGATAAATTAAAAAGACATTTAAAAAAATAAGAGTTAAATCAGAAGAATTTTCTGATATTGTTTCAGATATTGCTGCAAATCCCTGGTTCATTGTTTCCCATTTAATTTGGTGGGCATTGTGGATAGGATTTAAGGTAGAACCTTTCCCATACGGGCTATTAACCCTTATAGTGTCATTAGAAGCCATTGTATTGTCTGGCCTACTATTATCTTCAGGAAATCGTGAAGGTGAGCAGGAAAAGAAAATTGCCAGAAAAGACCTTAGAATCAGTACAGAAACTAATATGATGGTTGAAGAAATTCAAGAAATTTTGCGGGATCTTCAAGAAGATGTAAGACTCCTCATAGATGAGGAGGAATAGCAATGTTTTCATTAGAACTAGTAAACACTATAATTCTATGCATAAACACAAGTGCCATAATAGGAATATCTATCATGGCACGTAATAAGTGTAAAGCTAAATAATTACTTTAAAGCTTTTTTATCTACTGAAGCAAATGCATCATTAATTTCATCAACAGTTAATTTGCCATCGTCAAGGAATCCACGAGCAAGTTTTTCTACGACAGTAGCTACTCCTAGAGTTCCAGCAAGTATGACAGCTTTTACTGTATTAATTCCTACTACCGCACCAGCACCAATAATACTTAAGCCAGAGGCAGCAAATACTGCTACTATTCTAGCAAAAATATTATTAACGCTTGCAATTGCACCTGATCCAACTTGAGTTGGGTCTTGATTTTTTTTAGCCATGTTATTCTCCTTCTTTTGGATTTCTTAGTCTTAAGGTTATTACCCAAACAACAAATGATATTAGTGTTACCTTACCAATTACTGTTTTTGCTGATCCAGTAAGAACGAGCCATGCTGAGAATAGCCCAACAAATGTCCAAATCTCACTGAAAAAGTCTTTTGATATATCTTTAAAGAACTGTTTCATTAATTGAACCTCCTTCTGATGGCAGCAACCGCTATGGTCAATACCAAGATTTTTTTAGCTTTCTTTCTCGTTACAGGTGACATATCGTTTCCGATATTAGACATAGCAACGAATGCTTGATTAACTGCTTCTATTCCAGGCACTGCAGCAAGTGCACCAGTTACTGGTGTTAAAACAACAGGAACAGCAATGTCTGGAGAATTGAAACTAGTGCCTCCTGGTTGACCTATAAATGTATCAGCAGTAGTGATTGCGTCTGGAGGAATAGGTAAACCAGATCCTGGAGGTGGAGCAGGTGGGGTAAGGCTACCATCTTCTCCAACAACTTGAGGTGCAATTTGTGTACCAAAGAATTGAATACCACCATTTTCTACTCCTTTTACATCTACTTGAATATGAGGAACTAAAATTTCTGCAGGTGCAGGTTTTGGAATATCTGTTGGCAATTGTGAAGGATTGTTTGGAACAACTCCAATTGTTGTAATTGCTGCCTTGTCTGCTGCCTGTTGTGCTGCCAATGCCTCTGCTGCCTGTTGTGCTGCCAATGCCTCTGCTGCTGCTTTATCTGCTGCTGCTTTAGCCTCTGCTGCCTGTTGTGCTGCCAATGCCTCTGCTGCTGCTTTATCTGCTGCTGCTTTAGCC